AGCAGCAACCCGCTTAACACTTTGGGTGTATCTGAACTGAATCCGCAGACATCTAACATACCAGGATCTTTTGGATCTGCAATTGTAAAGCGGGTTGCTGCTGCTGCAATTACTGCCAGCTTAGCATCATTACCAGACTTTTTGCGGTATGCAATCAAAGCTTGTGATGGTTGAATACGACCAGCCCAAGTTTCATTGTCTGTATAAATAAAGAAAGAATCTACATCCAATTTTTGCTGCTTAGCGTACTCCATAGGTAATGCACAATCTGTACGTCCGAATGTACGATTGGCTACTTTTCTAGTAGCGTCTATCAAAGAGTCAGAAGCAGAAATATCCAACGCTTTAAACCGATCAGAGAACCCAAAGATCATATAGTTAGGCTCCACATTTGCGGTTACCAAAGCCATAGCTGCTGTCAGTTCAGAGCATTTCATAAAGTTAATGCCCATCACATCATTCCAACCCATAGAACCTGATACATCCAATGCAAGTAATGTATTTTTACCAGTAGGCTCTACATTCTTAAAAGCTTTATAAAATCCACCTTCAAGAGCATCATTAATAGTTTGGACTGGATTCCAAGCCAAGCTACCTTTAATACCAGCACCGTTTGCATATACTTTTAATGCAATAAGTACAGCAATTGGATGTACTCTGCTTTTCTGCAAGTATTCCTGGTCACGCAACTTGTTTACAACCAGCTTAGATGCATTAGACATAGGCTTTAAAAGACCTATAGATGTCATTTTACCTAAGTTACGAATCATAGCAGTAAGTGGCATACGCTCTAACAGTGCTTCCCAAACAACAGGCTCACCTTTGTACTCGTTAGGAATCATCTCATGTGTCAGATTATAATCTGAAATCAGATTAACTACTTGAGTACGAGACAAACCTTCCTGCTTTATTAATTCGACACCTTTGATGATATCTAATCCTGCAGGTAATTGAATTACAGTATCCTTAGCATCTTTTTCAGATTTGATAAACTTACCATCATCAAAGACTACTTTGTTAGCAGCATAGCCGTACAGGAAGTCATGCTCATCATCCTTTGGCTTAGGCTTTGTTAACCGAAGTACGTCACGGTGAGTGAAACCTTCTCTGTTACGATACTTGACAATCTGATATGCCAAGCTAGGAGCCTTACGTTTTTGATACCAGTTTGCTACAGCGTTCTTTAACGCACGTCCCCAACCTCTCATTTCTTTTACATATGAGATAAAAGTAAACAGATGGGTAGCAGTTCTAGCTACTTTAGGTAAGTTCTCTAAAGCATGCTGGCGTACATCTATATTTCCATCAGCAGCACATATTGCCAGTACAAACAGTGCAGGGTCATTACGCAGGGCTAAACCTTCATCAGATACACGGACAACTTCATTGACAACCCGAATTCCATCTTCTTTGACAAGTCCTTTGATATGGCTTGTGTTATCCAAAGTCAGTTTATTCTGAGTCACATAGTATGTCCCACCTATGGAACCGATGATAAGGAATCGCAGTAATTGATCCCAATCATTAGATAAAAAGGTGTATCCACCTGCGTTGTTTTTTTCCATCTCTGCTTCTCTACCTGGGATAGCTTGAGATTGTGCGGTCTTCTTTTTAGAAGTAATGTCGCCATATGGTGCAGCCATTTTTGATTCTCCTTTCTTTCACAAAAAAGCCCTGCAAAATTGCAAGGCTCATTTTAAATATGTGTGAGCAAGTTAATCAGAGACAGGGGTTCATTGGAAGGTTAGATAACCCTGCACTTTTCGGCTCACAATTTCAACTTAAAATGAGCAAGTTAATCAGGTCTAGGGGGTATCTTAGAAGGATAACCTAAACCTATTCGGCTCATAATTACAAATTAAAATGAGCGAGTGATCTGTATCGGGGGTGATCAGAGTGTAAGTCCGAGAGATAACCCAACACATTCGGCTCATATAAAACAATATGGACAAGTTGCATATAACTAGGGGTGCCCTACCTATAGGGCTCTACTACCTAAGCAGTAGATTAGAGTCGAACTAATGATAACCTAATTAAATTCGGTCCATATATTTAAACGGTATAAGGGCAAGTTATTAGTTTTGGGGGAAGCTATGTCCACACACTAGATGGGTGTCGAACCCATATTGCCTGATAAACAGTCAGAGAACCCATAACAATTCGGCCCTTAATTTTAAACTCCTCTTAAATGATATACGGACAAGTTATTTAGGATTGGGGTTTAGGCGCTCTGCCAACTGAGCTACTTATCTTTTCAGATAAGAAGGGAATCGAACCCCTGACATCCTCCTTGCATGGATAACCCAATCCAATTCGGTCCGTAATTTTAAAACATTAAATGAGCAAGTAACGCGCTTGTAGGGATTAGCTCCCAAAAAGATAACCTACCAGCATTCGGCTCATCATTTAAATCTGTGGATGAACAAGTATTCATTAAGGAGTGTAGGAGTTGAACCTACAAATGGCATGTAGCCACTTTCATCGGCGATAACCCTTAATATTCGGTTCATCTTTCAAAACACTATATAACTTATATTATATATAATATTTCTAAACTTGCAATAGTTATACCTGTGGTTTTTGTGTTTTAATTAATTGTTTTAATTAACCATTGGTTTTCCTGTTGTTAATTGGAGCCAGCTATCAGAATCGAACTGATGATGGAAGATTACAAATCTACTGTTATACCACTTAAACTAAGCTGGCGGAGGCGATAATTTACCATATTGTTCTAACTGATGTTACGATTATAGGGTTTCTCTGAGGTGACAAGGTTATAATGTCCTCATCACATTTAAAAATCTGGTTTACTAGTATTTCTCCAGTGTCTGCATTATAGATACGCAGATAATCTCCTGCATGTATACCGTCAGTGATCTCTAATGATACGGTTGCAACGGTGTGTTCATCCCAGGTAAAACCTGCTGGTATGATTAGAGGTTTGATCTTCATAATACTTTCAGCTTTTACAATAGCAGGCGCTGCTGCCAGTGCTATCAAACCTTTTAGAACATCTCTTCTAGTAAGCATTTTTAAAGTTCCTCTTCACATTCTGCGCCAGCTTCCCAGCCAGCCCGCCATTCTGCATGTTGGTAATCTTCTTCATCAAACGGATTGTCATTATTGAAATCATCTCCGCGATGGTATGCTTCTACACCTTCTTGAAAAGCAGTCATCTCCACCTCTAAAAAATTAAAGGATTGTTAAATAAGTGTAGGCTTTCCACCTACTTGCCAGGTTTGAGCCTCGATCAGTTCCGGCTTCGAACATCCCAATCCTTACGGCAAGTGTATGTTTCATAGCGACAGGGCTTTAGCTCCACATACACCGTTCTGTGGTCCTCTGGACTATTGAATATATGTCTTAACCATACAGGGATTCGGGCATATATCCTCATTTAATAAGCGGTGCAAGGATTCAAACCTTGAAGCAGGATTGGCCATTAGTGCATAACCGTGAATTGTAGGTGTCACTAAGTTATCCCTCAATCCATGTCCGGTTCACCGCTGTCTGGGTCAAGATGATCGGATTCACACCGATTACGAGAAGGAGCGTAAGCTGAGAAACAATATTTAACGACCTGGTCAGCTCCGGCACCCGTCTTAAAGAATACTTTCATCTCCAATGTTCCAGTATTCCCACCTTGTTAAACCTTGTGTTAGAGAAAGAATCGAACTTCCTTTTCACTCCGCTCGGAGCAGCTTTGCCATTAAGCTACTAACACCTAAATTGGAAGGGGCAGATGGAGTCGAACCATCGAAATGCAAGGATCAAAACCTTGTGCGTTAGGCCAGCTTCGCCATGCCCCTAGTATTTCTCTGTCTTTCGTATATAGTACCAACTACTAGTCGGTTTCTTACGTGTCCAATAAGAACAATGGCATCCTTCATTGTCTACTAAATACCAAGTACCACCTAATAATTTACGAAACCATTGCCACATGTTCTTAGTTTTCACATTCGTTTAATTTAGTTCTCATTCCTTTAATAAGAATATAATCGTCTTTATCAAAGCGATGCTTTTTTACATATTTCTTAACTTCATTAGGAGATTGGCAACAGTGTGCCATACAGTCACCATCTGTTTCTGTTAAATGAATCACATAGTAGTACATGTTCCATCTTCTTTAATTGGTGCTCCATCCCAGAATCGAACTGGAGTTACAACCTTGAAAGGGTTGGGATCTAACCGCTGATCTAATGGAGCTTTTTTCTACTCTCTATTAGTAGCAGGTACTTCTCGTACAGGTCCACCTGTATCCCTTTTAGGTTTTATAACCTTAGCTTTTATAACCTTTAATTGAGGCTCATCAAAGTAGGTTAACTTTTGAGGTACACCATCTTTCAATTCTTTAGGCTGCAAACCGTAGGTGTTACAGTTGTGTAACCATTGAGTACGGCTATATATGACACCTTCAAAACCTGTGATTATATCTTTTGCCTCAGCACCTAACTTATGCTTAAACTTATGTTTTAACATGTGAATCCCCTGTAAAAGTAAATGGTGCGGAGAGAGGGACTTGAACCCTCACGATCTAAGATCGAGGGATTTTAAATCCCTTGCGTCTACCAATTCCGCCATCTCCGCAAATATTACGGTGAGACAGATAACTTTGGAACACCTGAGTCTTTCGTATCTAACATACGTGACAAGGCTCTGGACATTGCAATAGATGTACCTCTATCTTGATCGACTTCATCAAAATTAGGATTACATTTTGCAGTCCCTACGTAACTGATTTTTCCTGTGGACAATATAACTGTGGTATAGTTATCATGTGTTTCACACAGAGAGATTTTAAAATCTCTTTTAGCCAAACGTTTAAACTTCTTTTTTGCAGAGAGTTTATTAAAAACCTCAAGTGCTTTCTTTTGAAGTTCTTCTTTTTTTGAAACAGTCATTTCTAGCCTCTTTTTGTGTAGCAGTGATTATAGGAGTCCCAGTTTTCATTGCAAAGGTTCTGAGATATCCTAAATAATTTTGTAAAAGTTTATACGACTTCATTTAAAAATCTCATAAAATAAAATAGGACAAGTTGATTGCAAATAGAGTTATATTGCTGCCGCCTGCTCCGCTCGGCTACTCCCCGTTAGTGTCGGGGAGACAGGATTCGAACCTATGTATAACAGCTCCGCGATAATCTAATTACTTCGGTCCTATATTCTAAAACTAGTAGTAAGGCAAGTTGTTGTAAGTAGGCATTTTGGACTATTGTCTAACCACTCGACCACTCTTCGTTAGAAGAGGCAGGATTCGAACCTACGTACCACAGTGTGTGATAACCTAATTACTTCGGCCCTACATTCAAAAAAGTAAACAGAACAAGTTATGATACTGGTTTAATTTATATTGTCTTTCAACAATAAAGGACTGTTACTATTGCCCGTACTTCTTGTCAGTAGATAATCCAGTCTCTTCGGTTCTGCTTTTCTAAAATTGTTGTATTACATTATATATAATATTTGCTTACTTGCAATAGTTATACCTATGTTTTTATGGTTTTGTTTTACTGTCACATAAACCCATCAATTGTTTATACCCTTGCTTACCTTCAATCAATGCACCGAATAAATCTTTGCCTTCTTTTAAAAATGTTCTGATGCGTTCTTCTACAGTACCTTTTGTTACGAAGTGGTAATAGTAAACTCGTTTTGTTTGTCCTTGTCTATGTACTCGTTTCTCGGCTTGACGTTGCCATATAGGTCTATCAGTAGGTTCATAGAATACGCAATAATTTGCAATCTGTAAATTTAATCCTGTAGAACCTGTAGCTATATTTAGCACAAGAAACTTGCAGGTTTTCTGATTTTTAAATTTACGTAACTGCCCTGCTGTATCCTTCTCTGTAGAATTTAATGCTGCATAAGATATTTTCTTTTTCTTCAGATGATTACAGATTACCTCACCACTGCTATTGAACACATGAAAAATAACCATCTTAGAGGTTTTAGGCATATCCTCTATTAGATTATCTAAGGCATCAAGTTTTTCATTATTGGAGAATGTTATTGTAAATTTTTTACCGTCCTCATCTTTTTCATATACGAAACCTGATGCTATCTCCCTCATTTTGATGTAGAAATTTTCTTGTCTCCGTACATCATTGTCCTTAGTATCCGCAGCCTGTTGCAACATATCTCGATAATATGTAATTGCATCTAAGGATAGGGACACAGGAACTACTTTATGTACACGCTTAGGAAGATCCTCACATTCAATATCCTCGTATCTAAGAGATCTATTTTGTAGAGTGGTATGTAACTCTTCTTCCATAGCCTTTTTAAATTTGTGCTCCCACCCTCCCCAAAAATTTTTCTTTGTTGTGAAAAATGCAGATTGGTACATACCTTTAAGACCTAATGTTTCACCGTGATCTATTAATTGAAACTGTGCCCATAAATCTATAGGGTCTCTTCCAAACGGTGTTCCTGTTAATCCGTATCTATATTCACATTTTTTAGAAATGGAATGGCAAAGTGAGTAGGTTAAAGAGGTAGTGTTTTTCGCTTTGTGAATTTCATCAAATACAACCATTTGAAATTTTGAGGTGAAATTTTTTACTAATGCAGGTACAGGGGTTCTTTCTTTTACCTTTTTACCTTTCTTTTTTTTCTTAGCTGGTTGTAATTCAGTCATCATGGTTTGAAGACCGTCATAATTAATTACGTAGATATGAGCATGTTGATCTAGCAGTTCCATTCTTTCATTTTTATTTCCATGCAATAATACATAATCGAAGTTAGTATGTTCTAGAATTTGTTCTTCCCAACCTTCTATATTGATTACGTTAGGTACTACAACTAAAATCTTTTCTATTTTTTTCAACTGCAAATAATAAGACATCAGCATTAAGGATATAAAAGTTTTACCCAAACCCATATCTAAAAAATACATAAAATTAGATAAGGAAGCACCTATGTAGTAAGAAGCTTTTTGATGGCGAAAAGGCGGGTGTTTAAGAGTTACTTCAACAGGTAACTGGGCAATAGCTTCATCCATTTCTTTATGTGAAGCTTCTTTGATCCAGTTAAAACTTTCTAAATCTCTTGCAAGGTAATCATCTATTGCTCTTTTAGAGATCATTCTTCAGGTTCTTCTTTTTTCTTGTTCTTTCTACGTATTTTAGAACGGTCAAACTTTGTAACCTTTCTACGTGTAGTTTTTTCCTTCTCAGGTTTTTCTTCTTGTTCTTCCTCTTTTTCAGATGTTTGATTTGTAATCATTCTAGTGCGTGAACTAGATTGACTAGTGCCTGTATTACTACCATCCGTAGGTAGCATTTCTAAAGTATCCCAATACCTATTATCCAATTTTGCAGCATCCATACAGAATTGACCTATTCTATAGTTCTGTGTAATGACCACTGACTGTTCTCTTTCTTCATCACGGGCTTTAGCTATGAATAATCTTGCAAGCCCGTAGCGTTGCTCCTGACTAGTCTGACAATAGGCAATTATGTTATCAGCGGTAGCAGCTTTTGAATAATCTTCAGCTAAATGTTTCAGAGTGATAACTTTTGCATCCTCAGCTAGTCTATTACTTTGTGATGCTGTAACCACGGCACAATTTCTTTCTACAGCAATTCTACGTAAATTCTTATATATGTTGCCTGTATCAACTCTAAGATTTGCTGAATCTAGTTTCATCAGATCAGCATAGTCAACAATAATGACATCAGGATGGAAGTGTTCGAATCTATCCAAGGCATCTAAATACGCTTCCAATCCTTGCATTGTTAAAGCGCCTGTAGGGAAACGTTTTACCCATAATTTTAATCTATTTTCAAGTCTTTTTATTTTTTTACCAAGTGAAACTTCTGCATCTAAATTATCTAAAGATGGACGCTCTATAAGTTCACCTTGTGTATCTATAAAACGCCCCATTTCATCACGTTTAATACTTCGGTAAGGGTTTTCACCTGCACGTTTACTGAATGAGAAAAAGGTCTGCATATACCGTTGTGACATTTTTAATTCTGACATTTCCAAGGATATGTGAAGTACCTTTAAACGCTGCATAGCACAGAACTTACCTAAATGTATCATCATCCAGGTTTTACCTCTGTTAGCAGGTGCCAATATAACAAGCAACTCACCTTGAGCAGGTCCAAACCCCATTTTATCTAAGGGAGGTATACCTGTAGAATACGTAGGTATGATAGCATCGAAGAAGCGTAGACTTTGTTCGGAATCAGCAAAGAAAATACCAGGTTCAAATAATTCTATCTGACTATTTAAACTACTGGTTAATACGGTTTCCGCTTTGTCTAAATCACCATCACGTACATAAGTAGTAGCATCAACAATAGCTGATTTTAATTTTTGTTGTCTAACGAAGGTACGTACTTGATCCAGTACATATTTTTGATTAATAGAGTCACGGAACTCATATAGATTTAATAAGATTTTTTGATATAAATCAGCTTTCCGTTTATCCTTTTTATCCTCTAGTTTTTCTTCTAAAAGGTCAGCAAGGTGTTCTTTCGGAGTTTCTTTGAACTTGGTATAATAGGCAACTACTTGTTGAGCAATATCCTTATAGATATCAGATTCAAATAATCCTACATCTACAGTGTTTACTATGATGCCTGCTGCATCATCATCAAAGCAGAGTAACGTTAGAATATTTTCAGCTAAGGCGCCATGAATATTATTATCGGCTGTACTCATTCAATCGCCTCTCTCATTTTATTAGTAAAAGTTATACCTAAGTTTTCCAGTAAATAAATAACGTTCCTGTAGTTAGCATCCATGGGAACTACTTTAGGCATTCTAACTTTTCTCTCATAAAATGGGAAAGGTAGTGTAATTAAATCTACTTTCTTTTGTAACTCTTCTTTATTCTCGTCCTTGAAAGCCTCGTGCTTATTTGTATCAAGTAATATTTTAGCGGCAGTTTTTGGACCTATTCCACGAAACCCTGGTACTCCATTATGGGTACCAACAAGGGCTGTGTATTCAGTCCATGTTTCTATAGGGACCCCAAATTCTTCGTTAAATCCTTCTATACCGTATGTACCATCACTGTCACTGAATTTAGATTTTTTATAAAGTCTAACGTTATCGTATATCAGTAATTGATTTAGATCAGTATCATTTGAAAGCACTATAATCTTATCAAATTCATCTTGGTGCATATCAACTGCAAAGGCTATTAAGTCGTCAGCTTCAAGACCTTGGACTGCCCACGTAGGTAACCCTAGTTCTTTTAATAATGTGTTAGTAAGATCTGTATTAACTGTTAAAGCATTACCAAAATCAAAGTCATCGTTTCTTTTTTTCTTTTTTCTATCACCTTTATAATTAGGGAATAGTTCTTCTCTAAGATAAGGTTTTTTATCCTTACAAATTAGGTAGTGTGTAGGTTGATGGATATGAATCAATTTCACTAACTGATTGAAAAATCCATAGATACCACCTGTAGGAACTCCTCCGTATTCAAGTTCTTGGTTAACAGCTAGAGACCTCATGAGTGTGTTTAGAAAATCTATTATTACTAAAATTTTCATTCTATAAGCTCCAACCCTATTTTAAGAAAGTCTTCACTAAGCTTTTCTTGCTCGGCAAATTTATGCAACACCTCAGTTTTGCTTATAGATTTGTAAGCATCCTTCCCTGTTTTATGTTGCGCCTTTTCTAAACGTGTATTTGGTTCTTTCTGTAATTTAAGGTCACATAACTCCACACCTGCATCTTCGCACATGTTCTTTATTTCTTGTTTGTGTACAGGCCAATCATGTAACTCTGCATTTGCTAAGGTAAGTGTTATTTTTAACTGGTCATTTTCTTTTACACTGATCTTTTCTAGTTCATCAAGAGAATTTATTCGGACATGTAATTTTTGAATTGTGTCCATATTTAATTCAGTTGTTTCACCAGTTTCTTGATCTAATAGTAACCCTCTACCTAGATAATCATCACCGAATGCTACAGGGTAAGGTGTTCCTACGTAGGTTAAAGGTTTAGTTACACCTCTTATGTTTATATCTTGCGGTACATGGATATCACCTGAAAATATTTTTGCTGTACAACCTTTAAATATAGCCGTACTTAGACCTGTTTTCATTTCATGGTAATTAGATACAACACTACCAATTACACTTTGGTGCAGAAAAAAGTAGTCTATAGAATCATCAGTAAAATCTATATCTGCCCATTCTTCTTCAGGGTTTCTGCTATGTGGTAACCAATAAGAATTTCCTAATCTACTAGGAGTGTCTATGAAAGTAACATTTGCATACCATGTAACAAATTTAAAAAATGGATGGTCAGGTTTTAAGTAATCGTGATTTCCTTTCAGTATAATCACAGGTACAAGTGCTGCGCATTTTTTTATTTCTAAAGCAATATCATTTACCAATTCAGAAGGATGTCTATCTTTTTTGTCGAGGACATCACCTAGTATATATAGAACATCTACTTTATGTTTTTCAATTACATTTCTAGTCCATTCCCAAACACTCCATTTATAACGGTCACGTTTACTTTCGGTTAAATGTAAATCACTGATAAGGAATGCTGTTGGCATGATGCACCTATAGAATAGCGGGCACTACACCCGCTACTTGATTATTGATTAAGCGGCTTCTATTAAACCTGCTTCTTTAGCATAGTGCTGGTACATCGGACTTCTAGCCTTGTAAAAAACAGTAGAAACCACACTGTCGAAAGTGTGTTGGGCTCTTTCGCTCTTTGATTCATGTGTAACCATAGCAGTGAAATGGTTATATAAATCCCACATGGACATAGGAAAACTATCTTCTAATGCATCTAACTTGTTCAGCATGAAGTTAGGAAAACGGCGGGCACAAGCATCTACAGCTATATGGAAAGGTACCTCAATTCTACGCCAAGCTTTCCATACATCAGTAACGGTTTTAGCTTGTTCCATCATGTTTTGAATGTTTGTTGCTACACCTTCAGGTGACCAGTTTTCTAATAACTCTCTACCTTGTATCTGTGCAATATCATCACCGATTACCATACCGTTATCACATACATACCGATATGCTCCTACACGTACTTTGAAAGGTAGTGCTTTGTCATAAGAATTATAGAGTATTACATGAAGGCTACTTGTATCGTTACCACCTAAGTCGATTACAGGTTCATCAGGCATAGTGAACTTAGCCTTCATTTGAGCACCTTGTTTAAAAGTTTTTACATCTACTCTAGGTTCTGAACCGTATGCTGATTCAAGAGCATTTGCAACAAGTTCAACTGCTTCTTTATGGTGTTTTACTACAGACTTAGCAGAAATTACACTGAACAGCCTTTTATGGTCTTCAGTAAGAACTACCTGCTTTTCATTGAACTCTTCGACCTGTCCCAATTCAGGGAAAGCCTGTATAAGAGGAATTGTTTGTATCGGTTGTGTCCAAATAGGATCATTTGCTGTCAGTTGCATGAGAATCTCCAAAGATGATTAATGCTGTGTATGCACTAAATTATACCTATGTTTCTCAGGTTATAGTCCTGCGCTGTCTTTTTATTTCTAAATATTCTGCAGGATCTTTAACAGCAATGAATTCATCTAATTTGATTAAATGTAATCCGTACCTTGGATATACAGCTCTAACTAAATCAAAACAATCGAAAAAGTCTATCCCAAATTTATTAAAGCCTAGTAAGATAGGCCTGTTATTTTGTCGAGCTATTAACATAGGTTGTTTTTTAAATTCTTCACATTCTCTTAATAGTTTTAACCAAAATTCTAGAACACCTGTTTTACTGTCATAGACAAGACCATTAAGATTTAAATCTTTGTAGTGCTTACATTCGATTATGAATCTATTAGTGACAGTGTACCCTATATCTTCAAGAGCAATAATGTCACCTGCTTGATTTTTAAAAAGCACACCTTTTTTGGCATGAGCAGTAGCTTTTGCACCTGATGCAGGAGAGCGATCAAACACCTCCTTTCGTTGATCATATGTAATCCACATTGAGAGTTTCTTAGCTACGGCGTTCTCAAAATTATTACCTTTGTGCTTTTGACCACCTCTTCGCATTTTTATAACCTTTTAAAAGTTTCATTTGTAGGTAAATGTAGATTTTTTATCCATTTTATATTGTCCTTTACTTTCCATGCAGAGATATCAATGTGTGAAATATCAATACCTTTAAAGACATTTAATCTAAAACTAAATAGCGGTGATAGGCAAAATTTTGAAAGTTTAGAATTGAAAATTTCAAAAGGTGCTACATCGTCTTGGTGATGTAAAGTAAGAGTAAGTCCATCAAGATAAGAAAGCACATTGTATAAGTCTATGAGGTGTGTGCATTTAGCGGTGTACATATAAATTACAGCATTAGAGGTTTTTTTAATTGTTCTTATGGTGTTTATTACAATCTGTGGTTCTAGCATAGGTTCACCACCTGTAAGCATGATTATATCGTATTGACTAAAATCTTTTTCTACTGGTAGTGATTGTAAATCCCAATCATTGTTACAACAGCCTGTACAACTCCTATCACACTTTTCAAAAAGTAATAACCGTAATTTTTTCATTTTTCAGTTCCCATAAAAAAAGCCCGTAACGTGGGCCGGACGTGTCAATTAGTGTCTATCGAATGACAACATCACAGTATCACAGGAGTGATAAACTCTAACTGACAATTGGCAACTGCTTATTAAATTGTTATACATATTGTATAAAATTACAAAGGTTATGCAAGCGTTAATATTTGCTGTTTACCGGCATAAAGGCTTTTTCTATTTTTTCCCATGCCTCAACAACAGCTACATCCAAAACTTTTCTAGCATCACGCATTTCCTTCCCTCGTAAGCCCCTCATCTTGCGTATAAGGGCTCCTTGCTTCTTACTGTCAAGTGTGTCAGCAATGTCAGTTCCTAACACATCTGAGGCGAGTTTAAGTTCACTTACTATATTTAAAAACTCTATATGTGCAGCTAGATCATCTACACCATATCCGAAATAAATGGGGAACTCACACTCTCTAAATGGTAATCCTACTTTATTTTTCTTACATTGTGCTCTTACTTGAACACCTATTATGCGTTGAATACCTTTAGAGGTTTTCTTATGTTTTTTAACCTCTCTCAACCATAGAACTTGAGAAGCATAAAAATCTAAAGCTCTACCACCAGAACGGGTGTGTTTGGCACCTACCATAGCACCTATGTTGTCTCTTACCTGAGAAATAATCTTTAAATGAATATTCGTTTCTTCCAACCTTGCGGCAAGTCTACGAAACATTTCAGACATCTTTTTTGGTTTAGACCCACCGTAAGAACCTTCATCTATTTTTCGACCCAGCTCTGCTCTATCAGATAAGGCATCTAAGCTATCTACAATGAATAGTCCTGGTAGTTTATTCTTTTCATGTACCTCAATAATAGTATCCAACAATTCAAAAAGTTCTTCAATGGTGTTTTCATTTCGATCTTCAAGAAAATCTATAGCATCAATAGGCATACCTAGTGCAGCAGCGTAATCTTGATCAAATGCAGCTTCAGCTTCCATGTAGTAAATTAATCCATCAGGATATTCCATATTAAAATTGGTACAGGATTCTATTGCGAGTAATGTTTTACCACTACTTTTGTCACCTACTACATTTGAAATACGACCAAGTGGCCAACCGCCACCTAATACACAATCAAGTAGTTTGCAACCACTAGGAATAAATTTTAATTTGCCTTTATGTACTTTAGTGAAGTAACTACCAGTAGCTGGTTTGTCTGCTGGTTTTAGTGCTGCGCGTTCTGACATTTAAACTCCTTCAAATGAATAGGGGCGCGTTAAGCACCCCTACCTATAGGTATTACTTACCTCTACGTTTACGTAACCCTGATAACTTATCGGTCACTTTAGAACGCCGGGTAGAAGTTCCTCCATCATCGTCCTCTTCTTTCTTAGGTTCTGGATCATCTTCCTTTTCAGGCTCTTTCTCTTTCAGTTTCCTACGAGAACGAGCAGGTTTCAAACCTAGTGCATCACAGATATCATCAGCTAATTCACCATCACTATCATAGTTACTAGGATCAATATCTAAACCTGTTTCCTCTACAACTGTATCTAGATCATCACCTTGTAGACCTTGGACTTCTTCATAGGACATATCAAACTGTGGTTGATCCTCTTTTTCAGCACGTTCAGAACCTCTACGTGAAGAACGACTATCATCATCCTTATCATCCTTATCATCCTTATCATCATCGGGCGTAGTAGTAGCAGGTGCAGTACCTTCGAATACTTGCTTAATGCGATCATATTCGTAGTATTTGACTATCTCAGGGAGTGGTAAATCTTCTAAGAGATCAACCATATCATCATCCAACTCCAGTTCACTAGGTCTACGAGCAATGGATACAGAGTATTCAGTACGTTCACCTGAACCTGTGCGTGTAACCTTAACGTCAAAGCCTTCTTCTGGATCGTCTACAGGAAAAAATTCCCTTGAACGTGAATCAGTAGCTTGGATCATGATCTCTTTATCTACAGTCCATGGAGCAGCCCAAGCTTTTACACCCTCACCTTCTCTATCACGATCTATCAGATAGAAAAGAACACGCTTGGTAGGCTTTAACTTTCTAGCGTAATCTTTATCACCTTCGTGTTCTGCCCTCATACGTTCTTCACATATCGGGCATGCTTCCCCTTTCATCTTGTTTAAGCATGTGTAGGCAGCATTATCAGGACCGATATTGTAATGAACATACAGATCATGACCGTAATGTTCTGCATCGTCCCAAGAAGGTGGTAAAATACGTAGTAAGTTCTGTCCTTCAGAAGGTTTATATAATTTGATATCCTCATTGATGTAAACATCACGGGAACCTGCTGATTGTTCTGCTCTTTTACGAGCATTGTCATAAGAACGTTTTGTATAAGAAAATTTTCTTTTTCCCATTTTTCTAATCTCCGATTTGTTTATGCATGACGTACAAAAGTGTACAAGTTGCAGTTATATTATACCTTAAAAATCCTCAAAGGGTTAGGGTTTATTTCGAGTTTCAAAGTCTTTTTTTGCCTGCAGAATAGCCGTGGTAGCTACCTTAAAAATTATATAAATAATGAAGGCTGTTGCGGCTATGGCAAGCACTATAAGTAAGGCTTGTCCTAAGTAATCGAATAATTTGAACATTGTCAATCTTTAGCCGTTTTCCTTTCACGGGTTCTTAAAGGTCTACGTTTTTCTGATACCTTTTGCCTTCTGTTAGCTGAATCTAATTCATCTTTATCATCAGTACTCTTAGTAGAAAATTCAGCAAAATATCCTGATACATATAAGCTAGCCAGTTCACGCAACATGAAACCTCGTTGTATGAAGGCTTCTTTCAAAGCCAAAGCTTCATCGGCTTTCATCTTACAATGTAAGAAGTGCTTATAGGCATTTTGATAGTCCTCTGTTAAGTGAACTTCACTGTCCAAGGATTTTTCAGTGAACTTTACTTTATCCTCAAGATGGCCTGTTCTATAATCAGTATTAATTTCTGCTTCTATTGTAGCCAGGTCATTCTTTGCATGATCTCTTGCATCTATAGCTGCGGTTGTAATTTCAGCTACTCGGTGAAAAAAGTGTGCTTGACGTTCAATATCTGTATCAAGACTAAACTTATCAATCTGTAAATATTCTTTTAAATCTGTAATGCTATTCATCATCTGCTCCAAAACATAAATTACCTACTGCTAACAATAAGGGTGCTTTTTTCTCTGAAGAATTGAACGGTTCAGAAAAAGATTCTAAAACAGTAAGAACTTTAATTGCCTTACGTTCATCAGTTGTGTTTAATAGTACCTTGGACATGTAACTTACAATAGTAAGCCTTATTGTTTCTGGTGGTAACTCTTCCATATCATTAATCAATCTAATTGCACGTTTCCAATTAGGTGTTTTTAACAACAGCCTACACAGTTCAATAATAGATTTATTGTCACTAGCACTTTCAAGAATATCTTTAAGATCTTCTATATTTTCTACACCTCTAGCCTTGGAAAGCAGAGTCAAAGCTTTTCTAGGACTCCCGTCAGCTTCTTGAGCAATTAGAGTAGCCATCTTTTCGGTGATAGGGATTTCTTCTAACTCAGCTATTACATCCACTAATTCAGCTAAAATATCGGAAGGTACTGATCTAAAGTTATATTGACTACATCTTGTTTTGATTGTTTCAGGTACTTTATCCTCTTCAGTAGTACACAGGATAAAATAAATATGAGCAGGTGGTTCTTCAATAGGTTTTAATAATGCTTGCCATGCTTGTTTAGAGAGTGAATGACATTCATCAATTATAATTACTCTTGTAGGTGTTTCACCAAAGCCTGTGTATTGTAAAGAAGCAGAAAGTTGGCGTACACCATCTACACTAGAATGTGAGGCTGCATCAATTTCTACAAGACTAGAAGGTTCACATCCTAATTCATTAGCAATGATTCTACCTACAGTAGTCTTACCACAACCACTTGGACCTACTAACAGGTAAGCATGAGGCCAAACATTTTTTTCTTGGATGTGTTTTAAAGAATCAATAATATGGTCTTGTCCAATTACCTCATCAAATATTTCAGGTCTATAGGCAACATGTAGATCTTCATTCATTATTGATTTCCTTAAGGGAGATTGAGAATATAGCTTGTAACTATATATACCTATATTTTTATTAAATGTTTAAAATTATTGCGGTTCTACAGAATCAACACACCATGGTTCTCGTTTACCACCAGAATATGGTTTTGCTAAATTTGCACGTAGCAGGACATGGGAAAGACTTATACCATCTACATAAAGGAGTCCTAAAATACGCCTAGCATATTTACCAGGAGTGACTTCTGCAACTTCTATTTCACCTTCATTTTGATACACAAATTTAGTGGTAAGTTCTTTAGCACGTAAACCAGCTTCTTTTTCACATTTTGATCTAGTACGAGTTTCAGGTGTGTTTACACCATTTAATCTCAATCTTGTGGTAACATGAAGATCAGGCCACACAAGCACGGACACTTCAATGGTGTCACCGTCTATAACTCTTATAACATTAGCTTCATATCCATGGGCTTGGATTGCAATAAAAAATAAAAACACTAACAAAATTAATTTTTTCATTCTACGTAACCTTGTTTAATTTAGTACCTATAGCACCGTACGCGAAAGCAAGTACTTCACGTTCTGTACTTACTCCATTTATAATTTGGTATTCAAATCCTTCATATATTTCAAGTAATAAATCATAAACATACACAGGTTCTTTTTTTCTAAAGAATCCTAATTTAGCAGGTTCTATCATATGTTCATCTACAAACCATTTTTTATCTGTTGCTTTACATAGATCAGGTAAAATTTCACAGATTTTAGAACTGCTTTTTGGAAAAGCTGGAGGGTTGCTTCGCCATTCACATAAAGGCATTACTGTAACTCCGTATAAGCTTCAATAGGTCGTAATCCTTTTTCTACCTTCATAAATTCTGTAGAAGTAAAAGTACCAACCTCTTCTTGGTCACACCAATTTTCACCAACTGCCACTTCAATAGCAATAGGTACGTTAATCCATTTATAAGGTACACAACACATTTCTTGAGCAATAAATTCTATCTGATCTTCTAATTCATCATCAGGTACGAAACTGGTTACATCATCGTGAATATTCATCACAACTTGAATCCCTTCATTTGTAAGTCTATTCATAGCATTTACACATATATCAGAGGCCGTTCCTTGAATAGGTGTATTGATAATTTTGTTCATTGCAAGAGGTCCATATCTTCTTCGACCTGTTAATGTTTCTACGTATCCATGTTTTTGATAAAAATTCTGAACCCAGTCTTGCCATTTCTTCACACCTCTAAAAGTGTTCCAAAATTCTTTAAATAGGTCTAGGACAATGTCAGTAGGTACACCTAGTGCTCTAGCAATCGAATAAGGTGAAGCTCCATAAAATGCAGGGAAGGTCCATTGATTCTTTACATCCTTTCTGAACTTCTTCATTTTGTCTAGATTATCAATGTTGCGTACTCCACCAACTACTTGCGGATACTCTTCTGCAATTTTAATAGCCCAATCCATATGCACATCTAGGTCATGCCATAAGGCATCACAGAAATTATTATCCTGAGAAGCTACACCAATGATACGTGCTTCGATCTGTCCGTAGTCAGCAGATACAATCCAATGATTTTTTGGTGGTACGATTAGCCTTCTAATTTCTTTGCCTTTTCTATTAGGCCAGTTTTGCATGTTGGGGTTATTAGAAGAAAGACGACCAGTTGCAGTTTCATATAGATTAAAGTTAGTATGTAATCTTCCATCTGAATGATAACAATGCTTTATAAGAGGTGTGATGTAGGTCCCCATTTTCTTTTGAAGTGCTCTGTAACGCAGTGTAAGGGGGGCTATAGGAACATCTTTTAGTTTTGATAGTACATCTTCTCCTGTAGTATAACCGCCCTCTTTTGTGCGTAATTCATCGTCTAATCCACAAACTTCTTTCAGTAGACGCATGAGGTTGTGAGGTGATTCAGGGTTGTATGGACCATACCGAGATTCATAATCTATTACTTCAGAAGATTCTTTTAATTCTTTTTCAATACCCTTTATTTCTTTTGTAAGTTCTTTTTCAACCTCATCACGTAATTCATAATCTATAGGTATACCTATTTGCTGACATTTTGTTAATGTCGGTATAGCTTTGCATAGTTCATAGTACACTTGTAATAATGAAGGTACTTTCTTTAATTTTTTGTGTTGTTCTAAGTACAGCTTGTGTGTCCATTTAGTATCAAGACCGTTATAAGGTAATACCTTGGATAACGGATAGTCTATTATTCTTGAAGTATCTATATTAGAAAGTTCTTTTAAGTTAAAACCGAAGTATAGTCTTACAAGTATATCCAGACTCATCATGCCTCTACGTTCATCAAGAACATAGGCTTGTCCTTGGGTATCCCCCCAATTAGTTTGTGTTAGTACATCTTCACCATAAAAATTTTCAAAGGCTAGCCACTCTAATTCGAACTTGGTGTTGTGCGCTATTTTGGTAGCAGATTTAACTAAGTATTCTTTTATTGCTGCATCAATTATTTTTAGTTGTTGCGGTGTCCAAGCACCTGGATAGTGAACTGGAAATGCAACTGTTCGATCATAGGTACCTATAGATATTGTTATGATTTTAGCGTCCTCAATGTAAGGACGTAATCCATTTGTTTCAATATCAACTGCATGAGGTTCTTCTAAATTAGTAAATTCTTTTAACCAATCTAGTACTTTATTTAATTCTTTATCAGATTTATTACCCTCAGTCCATACAATACCTTCCATGTAGTTGTCATAGATTTTAGGTTCAGGTAATAGATCATTTTCAATTAGATGTAGAATGTGTTCCATATCCTTTTCGAAGATATGGTCATACTCTGTTTTGATATCTTTCTTATTTGTTTTTTTATTGAAGCGCCTTTTTTCCAACACAAATTCAGGATCATATATTGGGTAGTACCAACATACATGTGTCCCTATTTTTACAGGGACTAATCTACGCCTCCATTTTGCTACATTACCAGTTTGGAATTGCCATGAAAGAGGAAGTTGTCCTGCACCTATTATTACTTCAGGTTTAGTATCTTCAATGTCCTTTTCCAAATATCCTTTACAACACTCTATTTCTATTTCATCAGGGGGTTTTGAAGAGTGGCAACGCACTGTGTTGTTGTAGCGGATTAGTTCATCCCAATTAGGTCCGTACTGTTGTAATAAGAATTCTCCCCCAGGATCACTTAAATGATCTCCAAATTTATCTTCCTCTTTACTTAGAGCACCTCTAAGTATATAGATTACAGGTTTGTCACTTCCTTGTGGTTCCATCTTTGGAGTAAATCCTTTAAGTTTAGCTCTAGGACAAACTTTACATCCAAGTTCCTTTGCAGTGTGCAGTGGAATTTTTTTGTTGGATCTTTTGTTTGTTCCACCTGAATCAGGGAAGAAGAACCCCATACTAAACTCCGGTGTTTGAGTGACTGATTAATTGGATAAATGTACTGTCAGCATCTTTCATGACAATCAACTTCGATACAATAGCAATACTGTCAGCTACTTTAAAACCGCGCTGAATCAAAGCAGGATCAACTTCGAATCTAAAAGAACCTAAGTCATTAGAAAATCCTACGGTATCTATAGCTTTACCAAAAGGACTTTCTGTATTGAATACTGCTTCTGTATTATTGATGGTAACTTCAGAAGTAGTGATATCACCTGTAGTTAACAGCACCGAAGCACGTTCTAATGTAGAGTCTAAATCTTCTGGAGCTTCTACAAAATCGGTATCTTCAATACCTTCAATCATATTACCTATAATTACATTGTAATCCATTAGATTTGAAGCATTGATTAATCTAGAAAAGATTTTACAGGAACTGTTTTCGCCTAATTCAGCAACTACTACAGATTCATCAAAATGGAGTGTGATGCTATCCATATTTTCTGCATAGTATTCTGAAAGTTCAATTACTTGATTACAGAAAAATGCAGGTGTAATTATTTTGGTTGTTTCTTCTACATCAACCTCTACTTCAGAAAAGAACATAGAGATAGATTTATTATCAGTAGAGAATATGGTCATTCTATCTTTTTCTAATGACCAAGTAATACCAGTTTGTTCAGGATGAGATGGATCAATGCCTACTGATGTCAAGCATTTTTTCAAACCTACAAGAAATTCTTTTGGTATCTGAATAGACTTAAGATCATCAGTATTCGGTATGTCGAAAACAAATTCTTCAGGTGACAATATAGGTAATCGTAATTTTGTTTTACCTGATAATAGATTGATGTTTCTATCATTAGGCATTTCGACTCTTACGGTTTCTGCTGTCATTGTACCTAGCATTTTTAATAGCAAGCTACCAGGTACGGCGCAATTCAATTCACTCTCCATAGATATAGAGATGCCTGCAATATCGTTGTAAGCCACAACACTATCATTGTCAAAACAGAAATGGGTCAGAATAGGAATAAAGTCCTGACTTATTAAGAAAGGCTTTGCATGATTCAGCTTAACACTTAGGTCTTTTTTATTCATAGATCTTCCCATTTACGTTGATGGATACTTCAGTAGTAGCAAAAGCTTTAGTATTTTTGCATACCATATATTTAATTGAATTAATAATCTTAATCATACTACGTTGTACCTCTATTTCAATTTGCTCATCTGTTAAATGCGCAGCACCGAAACTTGAGATACTTAAGGCTTCCCTCAAAGTGTTTACAGTCTTAGCAGCCTCAGTTATGTGCTTGTTCTTTTTTGGTTCTTCTAAAGCATCCGGCCATGCTGATGTGTCAGAGTCATGATTTGTAAGGGATCTTGGTTTTACAGATAACTTTCTCCGTTGTATCGGTTTATCGGTAGGTACTTCCCTGTCTGTTATTTTAGAAGTAGGTGATCCTGTAACTGCAACTTTACTTTGCTCAGGAACCTTCCTAGTAAAAGGGAATTCATCATGTACAAGTTCTGTAGGCTCAATCACCGTAACATTTCGTCTGCGTCTAGGAAGCAGTTGTAGTAATCGTGCATCTTCACCTGCAAGATGCTTCTCTTGTAAATCCATTAGATTCTGGTTGTGTCGTTTGTAGTAATAACTTCCGAACCAATAGGTTTCAGGTTCATTTATTTCACCTAAGAGATCTACGAAACGTGATAGATTAGTAGAAGCACCACTAGGAGTTCCGGCAAGAATAATGTTTGCACCTTCTCCGTATCCGTTATTTTTTTCAAGGACTTCTTTTGCAGCAGCTTCCATCTGTTTAAAGAATTTAATGTTCAGTACATCCCTAGCGTCATATCTACGTTTGACATCCTCAAAAGTATAGCCGTATTGACCAAAGTATTTTTCTAATAGATCAGAGTACAAAGGAGATTTATGATCCATGTGATTGGTATGATTGGAGCGTCTAACTGTTACAGGGAGTGACATAGGAGGAGTAAGGTAATTAAAATCAATTACTTCCTTTCCTTTCATAATAGGCTTGGGTATGTACACAGTACCATTACGTGATAGCGCAGTCCATGTGCTGGCATCACACGTATGCCAGGGGTACTTGGCAATTAGTTCAGGACTGGCTACAGCAAATCCGTGGGTCTTTACTTTCGGATGTCCGTATTTATCACACACAACCTTGAAAGCGTTATCAGCGAACGGGATGAATTTTTCTTTCGAGACTTCTTGACCTAGACCACCTATCCCTACGTAGTCATATTTTTCGACCATTTTTTCTAGCCAATAGGTTGTCTCTCCCCAGTGATACACAGGAAGAGGTTTAAGACCAAAGGACTCTATGTATTCGGTTACTTCCCAGGATTTTTCTGCATCACCGATAATATCCAGTGTTACATAGAAATCATATTTATCACCATGTTCAAGTAAGAATTGGATGTAATCCTCTAAATAAGATTTGAATCCATCGCTTTCCATATAAGAGTAGTCTGCTTGGGAAAGCTTTTTCATTTGCTTACCCTTGGCGTTATCTACACCTACAAAGATTTGGGTATAGAGAGTGTGCGCTCCACTATCTAAAGCAATTCTAAAATCTTTGAAATGTACAGGCTCTTTTACATTATGATTTTTGGGTTTTAACTGTTCATACATTTATTTACGTACTCTTTTAGCTGCCCATGACTTTGCATTGTGTAAAGCCAATTTAATAGAAGGTCCGGCTGTAGTGTGCATCAACGGACGTTCTCCTTTTGTAATACAAAAATCACCATAAATATGGCATACATACTTTCTTTGTTCTTCATCGTATAAAGCATGGAAACTGGGTGAATCAAACAACGTTCTCTCCTTCTGATATAGATTTAAAGTCTTTGCAAATTGAAACGATCTCAACTTGGGAGACTGATTCTATATCAGAAGGGGATATCAATAAAGCATGTATACAAGATTTGTTTTTCCATTGTAAGCATTTGGTTGAGATACACCCGAGATTGAAAACAGTAGATCTTTTTTTCCAGCCTGGTAACCAACGCTTACGCCAGCTGATCTGTACCCTTTTAATAATTGCTTGCCATTCGTTCTCTGTCATGTGTACTTATACCATTACTCTTCAGTATCCTTTGAATATTTTATTTTTAATTTCTGTTGTACGGGGTAACAACCTCCTCCGCCTTTTTGTGTACCTCCTACAAATAGACACCTCCAATTAGGATTATAAGCAGGTGTCCATTCGTACACACGAACAGACCATCCTGATGTAGCTAACTTATATTGAGCATTAGGTTTTATTTTTTTCTTACCTAAAGTTGTATATTTTTCCCACATACCTGCGTGTCCGGTTATAGCAAATGCAAGGACAAGAAATGTAATGGTAATCATAATAGTAAGTTTTTTGTTCATGAGAATCTCCTAAATAAAAGGGTGCGAAAACGCACCCCTTTACTTAATTGTAGTCTACTTGACTTGACTTGATTGATTTGCCTGGAACATACGTATCTGTGCTCCAGTACTGGTCAAGGCTTCATACGGCATAAACACTGCTGATTTATTACTAGCCATAGCCTCTTGTACTTCTAAGGCTCTTAATTTCAGTAATGCAGGAGTGATACCTTCACCTATGATCTTGTTAGAGTCCCTAATAGCCTTAGCTTTGGTTATCCTGATCTGATAGTTAGCCTCTTCCAATAAGCGTTCATTTTCTTTCTTCAGCAGATCAATCTTAGCAGTAGCTTTTTCCTTGTCTATCTGCATTCTCCTTTTCTTAGCATCATCAATAGCTTTGGTTACTACAGGAGGATATGCAATATTGCCTAGGGCTATATCTGATATTTCTAGAGGTGTTCCTTTCAAGGATTCTTCCAGTACCTTTGCAATTTCTTTAGATAATCGACCATAGTTTTTATGAACATCTTCAACATTATACTGGCTGATAATTTCTCTGGTTTTGTTTCTTACAGCCATTCGTCCATAAACTGCATAGACCTCATTAAAGGAAACAACTTTATCTTCACCTGCGCTGATGTCGTTGAACATAGAATTGATAACCTTTTCGTTACCTGCAATACGACCTCTAAATCTAATTTCAGCACCTAAGGTTAACTTATCAGCCAGTATAATTTGCACTGCTTCTTTATAAGTTTTGGTGTTTGTCTGAAGCAAGATCATGTCGTCCCGGCCCCATAAAGTGTACTTCCCCGGTTCTAACACTTCTTTTCCATAGCCTGCTGTTGTAAGAATTTTTCCTTTGGTTGTAGGCGGGACTGTGTAAAATCCACAGCCTGTTACCATAAGTATCAGTCCCAATACTATTAAATTTCTAATCATGTATATCATCTTTCATCCTCAAGGAGTCTTGTTTAAGATTACGCATCTTTTGTTGTTGATGCTCTTCAAATGGTGTTTCTGTTACTATCACTTTTTCAGGTACTTCCGAAAATCTATCTACAGTAGTTTCTAAACTTGCACCTCCTTCTTGTTTCATACGAAAAGGGTTGACTAGAAAAGCAATCAAAAAGACTGCTATAAAGAACACTCTAATATATATGTTTTTGGATTTCCACGTTCCTATGATCAGGAACAAAAGTGCCACCAGTACAATTAATTGCATGGGTTGAAATGAAAGATTCATGTAGTGATTCCTCTTACGTTTTTCCAAGTGTAATATAAAGTTATACCTGAAATTGTACAACTTGCTACTTTAAATTTTTTAGCTAGTTCTTCACTTGTTACACCTTCTTTATGCAATTTACGGATAAGTCTCACATCATGTTCGGTAAGTTTTGCAGAATGGTGTCTAGAACCTGAATTTTTAAAGAACCCAGGTATGTGGTAATACCTTTTCCATTTAAACAGAGTATCTACACGTACACCGTAAATAGCGGCTACTTGTGTATATTCCTTTTCTAATAGTTGTTTAATTAGAGTCTGTTTAGGTGGCCTTTTACAGGGCCTACTCATAATTACGTAGTCCTAAACCTACAGGAAAGATAGGTATTCCATCGTCACTGTAATTTTGGAATTTGACAGTAAGCAGTGAACCTACAAATCTATCTAGATTGTTCCACCAATTAGCTCTATCAGCACGGGTACCTTTAGGACGGACATTAAAGTTTTGACCATCTTTAGTTACACACGTAAAGATAACAGTACCTTTATCATGCCCTATACCTTCATGTCCACCTACAACTTTAAATTCTTCATCCATGAAATCCTTATGCTTCTGTAAATTTTTAGACCTGTTATCAGTTACATACATACCCTTATGATTACGAAGAATTGTACCTTCATAGCCATCTCTTGTCCAGTTTTTATGAAGTTTGAGCATTTGATCTTCATCACCTACCTCAACTGTAGGTACTATGACAATAGGATTTACTTTATCAGTAGCTACCATTGAATCTTTACAGTACACGGTGTAACGTAAAACAAAAGAACCGAATCTATCTTCAAAGGTTCTATGTTCGTTAACAATGTCGAAGATATGGTATTCAAGAGGGTCATGGCTGATATTGAAGCGTGAGGTTTTAACCCTTTTTACACGTTTAGTGATCTCTTGAAAGGTCAAATCAGGATTGAATATCTCGCCATCAAGTGTTTCGCCTATCTCCATTAAGGGTAGAAGGTAAGGTGTCATGTAATCTAATGTTTCCCATACCTTTCCTGTACGAGAAATATAGATAATTACATCATTAGATTTTTTAGTAGCTAGGCATCGTACACCGTTTAGTTTAGGTTGTACGAAACAAGGCCATCGGATATCATGCTTACGCTTTTCATAAGGATGTGCAAGCATAGGTAATAGAGGTAGGTCTTCTAATTCTTCTATAGATTCTCTGTAATTGGAATCTAACTTTTTCTTCCAAGCTGATTTAGCTTCTTTACAGGCTTGACTAAAAGGAGAAGTCTCATTAGCTTTACCTATGTTTTTACCTTTAATCTCTTTGCTGGTTTCTTGTACTGCACCATTCATAAAACCGTGTGCAGTGTGTAATAAAGCTGCACCATCTTCACAGGTAGCTTTTATTTTCCAATGTTTTATTTTTTTATCAGAAGAATAACCGTATAGTATTGGTAAAGCATGGGATTGGACAAATGTAGACATTTATACTCCTGTTAAATTGTAAACGGCTCACCTAGCAGATCCTGGAGACTCTTATTTTCTTTGTAATCTTGCAGCTCATGAATGGCTGTCTGCATTCTTTTTCCTTGTTCATTGTATAGTTCTATAAGGTGTACCAGTGCGGCTTGTAATTCAGCAGTACTACAGTCTCGATTCATTAACTCAGCCAGTCGAGGAGAAAGAACTGTATGTTCTACACCATCGTCTGCTGTTAAAATTAATTTCGTTTGTGGTGTTGTTTTTTCATCCATATTAATTACCGTTAATGCAGCTAACAGGTGTACCATCATCGTTTAGCTTCACAGCAAGAAAACCTTTAGTCGCAAAATTGGCGCGCCAGTATGAGTGTCCGCCTAGACACATGATGTTGTAATCGTCAGGGTCTCCACCAAGAGTCCATACTTTATAAGCCATGCTACCTATGAACCCCCCGACGATTATTACCAATCCTATTGCTAGTTTATTTCTCATAAGTTAGCCAGTCTCTTACTTCAAACGTTATATATAATATAATATATACCTAAAAGTACTTAAAGTATTTAGAAAGACGCTATAGTAACCACTGTCATTGACAGGTCTTTGATTCTTATAGGTTTTAAACACTTGGCTTTTGAACCTGAGGTAGCTTCGTCTTTCGTTGTTCCTCTTTCTGCATTGTGAGTTTTTAATAACTCCATGACAGGGATAGAAAAGAACAATTCATCATCTGACATGTCCGTAAGTTCAGGTTCACCTTTGTATAATACAGCTTTGTTTAAAGGCATCTTTTCATCTGGATCAACTAAGAATACTTGTACATAACGACGGTTTGACATGTCTATCTCCTTTGCTAATGATTTAGCTAATTTTTCAAGTGAGGGGTTACTGGGCATTTTAGGTGAAGTAAAAGTTCTTACAGACGGATCTGGTGTTTGATACATCATATTATCAAGGGGTTGTTCAGGGTCTAAAACAGTACCTGCACTAGTAGTGGTTATAATATTTGTAAGTGAAGAAGGATCAACTGTACTAGCTGAATAAAGAACTGAATTCATTGCTGGCATTTCTTGCTTCATCTTAGTCCTCTTATGTCTGAAATTACTTCTGCGCCATTTTCGCCATCTTCCATAACTTTGCAATAAACAGCATCGAATTCTACCAACAATATTTTACAAAACATTTCACAGGACATAGCACCTAAATCAGGAGTGATCCATCCTTCCTTAACAAATCTAGTATTTAAGTATTTATCCACTTTCCTTTTAAGTTCGATGAATTCAATATCACGATCATCATGTCTTACAGGTATTTTCAATTGGATGTGAAATGTATGCCTGTGTGGAGATTTTAAGTAAATCTGTGAATGATCTTCAGGAATAGTTCCCCAATGATGAAGCGCAGAAAATACGGTGTTGATAATGATGTTAGTTTCCATTTAAATATACCTTTAGTTGTAACAATAAAGTAACTATATTGCCCCAGTTGTTAATCTTACCTGGGGCAATACTTCAAGTCAAATTATGCTACTTTTTTCCTCGGAACTCTATCTTCACTTTTCCACTCTTTAAAATCCTTTTCAGTAGTAGTATCGTATTTGCAAATCATACGATAGACTTTAGACCAGTCAGGAACAGTGTGGCTAAATGCCTCTATCTCTGATAACTTCTTACCTCGAATATATCCATAGGCAAGATGGGTGTGTCTAGCTTCTGATCTTACTACTCCTTTACGATGTAAAGTAAGTCCCGAACTCTTTGGCCCCCATATAGGACCTCGCATCTTCTGTTCCTGTTGACGAATGATACAGGCTTCAGCGGCCAATGACTTCAGTTTGATTTTCAAATAAATGCTCATAATGTAATCCTCTTGGAAATTAATTTAGGGTTAAATAAACTCCAAAGAATTACGGTGGGTCTTTATTGCATTCAGTTATTCATGCTTACCTCCTTAAGTGTTCGCATCTTCGTAATATGAAATTGGTTTTTTAAGATACTTGGCATATGCAATTTCTCTTGCAGTAGACTCACCTATATAGCCAGTAACATTCATCACATAAATAGAATCAGCCATCTCTATTTTTTTAAAATGAAGGGTATCCATTTGATGTTCAACTCCTTCCTGCTCACCGATATGGTGTATATGACCATTTTCATCAGGCACCATACCTTTTTCTTCACAGTACTCCTGTGGCAGGAGATGTAGCCCTAGTGCAATCTTACCAGCTTTTTCAAACTCCCAGGCCATTACTGCCATATGTCCGCAAAATCTGGATGAACCAACGAGTGTAATGATTTCTGGACGATCTTCCGTTATTTCTATGCCTTGAAAGTTCATATATATACACTCTTGTTAATACTATGTGGAGGTGCCGGTAGGAATCGAACCTACATCGCCGGGATTGAAAGCCCTAAGATTATCATACGGCACCTTTAACAGGTGTTTCATAATGGTAAGGTTTATACAAATACTTAGAACCGTTACCCATCAAAATATCTATAGTACGATTAATTGTTTCATGCTGATCATCAGCAGGATATGAAACATCATCATCTGCTTCAATATTATCAAGTAACGCTAAGAGTTTCTGTTTTGCATCAGCAATAGACCAGGGCACATATAAATATTTACTGTTGTTGTTCAATGCTTGTGGAAAAGATCTATAAGCTGGACATAAACTTTGAGTACCTAAAGCAGAAGCCTCATTCAGTGTGTTGCTTTGCCAATCTTGTAATGCACAATTAAACTGTACCTTTGAATCTGCAAGGACCATGTAGTATTCATTCTTTTTAAGACCTGTATAAATTTTAAGCTTCCCTTCTTGTTCCAACTTCTTTGCACGTTGAACATATGTACGGTCATTGCTTCGTAATTCTTTATTACCTGTGCATATGCAAAACTCTATTTTAGGGCATTCTTCTGCACAAGCCTCAATTAAATCCATGTAGAAATCAGGTTGTTTTTCTGTATCCCAACGTGAACTGAATATAACTTGATTTTTTCTAGCTCTTAAAGAGGTTACGTACCCTGCGCGTTTTCTAACCTCAATTTTATCAAATGGTAATCCTGTAACGTAAAGAGGGCAATCATCTACCATTGCAATTTCCATATGTAATCCCATAGCATCATTAGCCATCATGATACCTGTAGCAGTAGTACTTACAAGTTTTTCATAATGGCGCATCCAATTTCGCCAGGGGAATACGAAATCATCAGGGTCGATAGATTGGGCTAGACATCTGGTAAAGTAACTGGGTCTATGTGTAACAGGAAGTTGCTCAAAAATATAGGGAAGTGCTTCGTAACCAGGTGCGAACATGTCCTCAGTAAAAATTACATCTGTGTAAGTGATTATTCCAGATTGTAAAAGTTTGACTAATTTAGCTATTTGGGTAAGCGAATAGTATGTACGTCCATGTGCATCTAAAACTTTGCCTACATTTATATCCTCATCATCTGTTAATCTAGTTCCTTCTACCAAGATATATGGAATTTCTTTTTCTTTGAATCTATCTACATTCCAATCCAATAGTTGTTTAGTGTATCGTGCTTCGTATGATTCAAGAGGTAAATAAATTATCCGTCTCATTCTAAATTCCTAAACTAAGTTGATGAGGATTATGTTCTAGTTCTAATGCCATAGGTTCTAACCAACTATCAGGCCACATATCATTAGACTTAACAAGGTTAGTCTTTTCAGGTAGTTTTTGTAAATTCCAGGGTACATGTAATCCACAAACTGTTTTCCCTTTCAAAGGTACCGTATGATCAACGTGCTCTGATGCTGTAGCTGTTTCATATATACCTTTCATTTCTAATATCATTTCTTTTGTTATCCAGGGAGGTGTAGCCCAATAAATTTGAGTCCAGTATTCATAACTCCTTAGTTGACCTATAGTAGCATTAGTTAAATCTTTATCAGGAGCTAACCATACGGGCAATGGAGGACGTTTTGTTTTGTCCCTATCATCAGGATATGAAACACACAATCTAAATTTATGTCTTTTTGCCATGGTTTTAAAATTTAGGAACACTGCTATAACGTTCTTCCCAATCTTCTTCAGTAGGCCCTGTAGGATGATACTTACACCAAACAGACGTAGTTTTTTTATGAGGAAAAGGGTAAGCATCACAAGTACACGTTCTTTTCTTATCCTTTTTTCTCATTTGTGGTGAGTAACTTAAATTGCCTCCACAATCTTTACAATGGGGTGTTCTTATGTATTCTTCTTTTTTCTTTTTTAAGGTGACATATTTCCGACAACTTCTTGTAGTGCATCGGTAAGGGTACGTCATTCATTGTATACCTTGGAACATGTTACTTCTTGCAAGGGATAAAAATTCACTACGAGTTTCAGGATTTTCTCTTATCACACCACGTAAATCAGAGGTTACAGTAGAGGCGCCCACGGCTTTAACACCTCTGATAGACATGCATGTGTGGACAGCATCAATCCATACACCTGTACCTAACGGAGACATTAAAGTCTCTAATGCTTTTGCAATTTGAGTGGTCATACGTTCTTGAATTTGAGGTCTAGCTGCATAATATTCTACTAGTCTAGCAAGTTTGCTAATACCTATTACCATGCCATTCTTTTTCGCGTCTGGTATGTAAGCGACAGTAGCAGTACCAATAAAAGGAAGCAAATGGTGCTCACACATAGAGGTAAACCTAATAGAACGTACTGCCACCATTTGGTCGTAGGCAAGTTCAAACTCTTTCGCAATGGAGTCGAAAAATTCATCTTCTGATACCCTTAAACCCCAGGTCAATTCTTCGTAGGCTTTAACTACTCTTTTAGGGGTTTCAATAAGACCGTTTCTTGTTACATCTTCACCTACGAATTTTAACAAATTTGTAATAGAGTCAGTAGCAAGAGTTTTTCTATCTTTAGAGTCTGCAATAGATTCATCTTCTGGTTCTTTTTTACAATCACTACTCATGTTATTCCCCGTTGTCATTTAAATAAGAATTGACTGTTATTGTACGCCTAAGGGTTTGCAATGTAAACATACCTTTTGCAATACGTTTATTTTATGTAACAGCACATGAGGTTTATTGTCTGTGACGCTATATAACGCTGTTTAAGCTGCGTTCTTAGCAAAGTAGTATATAGTTATAGCTTTGTTGTTTTCCTAGTGTGAAACGTACTTTACCTTTCTCCAAACAATTCATTCAGTTTTTTTCTAAATTTTTTTGTAGGTGCCCAGTATCCTCCAACATCATCAGTTGAAACATATTGTTCTATGTAAGCTCCTTCTTTTCTAAATTGCATAAGGTCTATCCAAGTTATTGTTCCAAACTCCCAGGGATGAAGTGTTAGTGGTACATTGCCAATTAATATATCCACAGTAAAAAAAGCCATACTTCCTTTTGTAGTATTATCACCTTTCTTAGTTGAACCTATTCGTATAGGTTTGAAAATATCCCATGCATCTATTTGTACAGATAGACCTTCAGGAGTTCCGAACTTTCCTGATTTTGTTGCTAATAAATATCCTTTTTCTTTCAATACTTCAAGCTTTCTTAAAGCTTTATCAGGGTACATAGGAGCTGAACCAAATGGTTGATCTATATTAAAATATAGTCTACAACCTTTACACCACATTTCCTTTTCATTGAATTCTTTTGAATTTAAAGATTTGAAATGATTTTTTGTTTTGCTTATGTAACCACAACCTGCACATATTCTATCTGCTTTTGCTTTACGTTTAGTCTTTGTTTTTGGTAACGGTGGAGGTTCAAATACAAATCCTGGAGGGGCACCATTTAATCTAGCCATTATCAAATTCCTGTTTCTTGTGTAACGTCTGTACCAAGTGCTAGTAACGTTCTATTTTCCAGTGCTTATACAAGCAGTAATCTTTAACTTGTCGCACACTCCAACCCTTCATGTAATGCAGAATAGGTGCAGCACGTACAACTCTTCTATACTGTACAACTACACCTGCAACAAAATAAGGACTTGAGATTCTAAAAAGTATTAACACCCTCTTTCTATTGAATCCGTACCTGTTTCTATATCATACTGGAGTTGTGCTAACAAAGTCATAGCACCCTGCAATCTATCGGATGCTATATCAAGAAGTGCGAACAGTTCTAAATCTCCTGCAAGTTCAAACTCTTCTGCTTTATCTCTAAGCATACCAATCAAGTCTGTAGTTTGTATAGTCACACTAGTTACCTCGTAGTAACGGTTACTTATCTTCTTTCTTAATATCCAGCAGACCTTTTGCATGTTTTAATGCAGTTACACCGTGCCAGATATGGTAACCATCTTCAGCTTTCAACTGTTCTTCCAATGCTTTCAATGCTGCTGCCGAAGGAGCCTCAATCAAAAGTAGATTTCTAGTACTGGGCTGGCGTGGAGATATTTTCTCTTTCTTAGCCTTCTTTGCTGCTTTCTTTGGATCAAGCGAAGCAACCTTTTTCTTCAGAGTATCCACAGACCAACTACCCTTAATAACTTTCGTAGCCAGTGTTGTAATCTCTTCTTTTGGTGCTCCTACTAATACCATTGCATGCCATTTTTCAAGTTCACCTGACCTAATTGAGGCTTTAACTTCATCAGGAAGTTTGACTATACGAGTGATATTTGAAATGTAAGAACGAGACTTACCTAAACGTTGGGAAGCCTGTTCCTGAGTCAGATTCATTTTGGTCATAAAACTTTTAATGGATTCAGCTTCTTCCATCGGGTTTAGATCTTCACGTTGCAGGTTCTCGATAAGTGCTGCCTGCATTGAATCCTCATCATTATAATCTTCTTTTATAATGGCTCGTATACGCCGTTTACCTAATAGCTGCATAGCGCGCCAGCGTCTTTCACCAGCTACTAATTCAAAATCAATATCTTCAGCACCGTCATCAATAGGACGCAAAATAATTGGTTGAATAAGACCTTGCTGTTCAATACTATCTGCAAGTTCTTCAAGTTCTTTTTGTTGGAAGTCTGTACGAGGTTGAAATCTGTTAGGTTGTATCCTTTGCATAGCTACATAATCTAAGTTTTCATTTTGTGTATTGTCGTTCATGCCCTTCTCCAGTAATTTTGTGTGATATAAAACAATTGCTTTACAACTGTAAGTTTACTTACAAAATACGGTTTGTAAAGCATTTGCTTTATGCATTACCAGCACTTTCAACCTATTCCAGGGCCTTTAGATTTTTTATTAGAATCCTTGGGAAAATACAACTCCTCTAAAAAGAGTACTAGATCCTCAAATCTATTGAATACATTAATATCTGAAATTGGTGAACATTCATGTGCCTTCATTTCTGGTTGTACACTGAAGCCGTTATTAGTAGGAAGAATTGTAATTGATTCAGTACTTTTAGGTTTTGGATATGACATTATGTTCTCCATTAAAAAGGCCAGTAAAAATAGTACTCTACTGGCCTTATGGTAGGCATCTCAGGGAGTCGAACCCTGACTTTCAGCTTGCGGCTGCGTGATACTCCTGCCCTTGCGAGGCCCGGTATTGGGTATTTCCGGAAGCGTACACTAGATGCCTATAGTTTAACCAGCTTTACTAACAACCACCTTACCATCTTTTCCTTTCACATCACCATGTTCGATAATGGCTTCGATAGTCCTGGTAGTGCCTTGATAGATAACTTGAGCAGATGATCGTTTCATATCTACATCACGGGTTTTAAGTTCTTCCATCACTTCGTCAAGTGAGAGGTCTTTGTTATCCAGTAAGATAGAACGCACGATTGAACCAGCAGACGGACCTACACGCCGTTTCTTGGGTTCTTTCTTTTCTGGTTCATCCTCTGATTCTTCAGATTCCCCTTTCTTAGCTGGTTCAGGATCTTTTTTAACTTTCTCCTTTTCCTTCTTTTTTTCTGGTTTATCATCTTTCTTTTCTTCCTTCTTAGGCTCCTTTACTTCTTCCATGCCTTTAATGCTGGGAATCTCAGCATCATCATCTTCACTGATTACCTTGGCTGCGTCATTGAACCATTGCTGACCTTCAGCAGGAAGTTTGTTCCAATCCTCTTCAGATAAATCATTTACTGCCCGAATCATGCTATTCAGGAAGTCCTGGGCTTCAGTGCCAGTGTACGTGACACCTGTTAAATCTTCTAGCTGCTTTAAAACAGTACTCATGTGTATTACTCCTATAGGTTTGTATTACGTGTAAATTATACCTGTGTTTGATCTGTCAGTAAGTAGTTCCGTACGTTCTTTATTAAATCTATTTCTTTATGATTGTAACCTAACATGCGACACAGAAATTCATTGGTTATAGTAGAGTTTCTTTTGTTGTTGTTACCCCAACTTTCTACAGCCATTCCTAACATCTCTTTAGGTGCTGTAAGTAAAAGATTTAAAACTTGTCGTACTTCTTTAGGTGCTTGATCAATTACTACTTCTAAATATCCTAAGTTATGGGAACTTGCATCTAGATTAATTGAGTCTAATATCCAATCATCATGATCTTCAGTTGTGTAATTAGAAATTGCAAAATCTATACGTTTGGTATCACGATTAGATAGAGTGTGAAAATGACGTGTCCAAGCACTTTTAAATAAGGACATAAGATGCTTTGCATTTTCAATCAATGAATTGTTTCTCTCCATTCTCCTTAAAAGAAGCGTGAAAGTATACCGTGCTTCTTGTACCGCATCTTCATAATCAAAATAATTTTTTACCCTCCAGTAATTTTTTTGTAGGAAATTGATTACGTATCCTTCGATTGGACCCTCGAAGGAATAAATGGAAAGATAATCCATTTTGAATGTCCCCTTATTGTGATGTAGCGGTTAAATCCTCAAGCAATTTATAGGTTTATTATAATACAAAATACTGGTAATTTCAATCCTCTTTTTGTTTTGTTATCAATAGGATAATGATGTAAACAACGTCTGTCGATCCTGACAATATTACAGCCAATACAAATAATTGAGGGATCGACAAACCTTGTAAATCCATAATTGTTACGAAAAGAATTCCGAATATTATTGCCCGTACTAATATCATGCAACCTCACCTAGCATTTTCTTTGCAGCAGTCTTAACTTTTGCTGCTCCCGCTTCACCTAATACACGCTTTAGTCTAACATGTTCTGCTTTCATTACATCATTAAGAGATCGAATGTTCTCAGCATAGAGTTTTTTCGCTCTGACAGAACCTACACCTGGCAGCATACAAAGATCTACAAGTTCTTTACCTACACCGTATTTAATACGTATCGGTAAAGCTTTCCAGAAATTTCTGTTATTCCAATGTCTGATACCATCAATCCAAGTAAGTGCTTGCGATATTCTTTCTACATCGTACTGAGCAGTCCTGACATAAGCTGAAGATTTTCCTTGTGTAAGTAGATCATACAGTTGTGTGGCTATTACGGAACGTTTTACATAGTGTGCATCACCAGGCCATATCCTGTTTACATGAGCTGTGTACTCTGCAACATCGTCATCCATTGCGCGGGGTACATAACCTAAATCTAATGACGGTGTTGTACCTAATACATATGACACTGCTAGATCACTATCCCACAGGTTATTTTCGCTTATCTTACTGAAGTTCATAGACCAATGATAAATATCATCAGGCAGATAGTATAGCGTAGCTGACACACGACCTAAACGTGTAATCTTATATTTATCATTATCTATTACTAGCATACCCATCTGCTGTAAGGATGCTATAACCTTATTTATAAGATCACTTTGTACTTCCATTTGCAGAGTAGCTAAGGTTCTTTCAAACCATTTCATCAAAGTACTGTGATTCCAAATTTGGTTGTTCTTTACTTCTGCAAGTATATGGAATCCTAGTATGCCTTCATCTAATAATGTACTAGTCACTCTACGAGGATTGTTGACTGTGTGTTCCCAAAAGTGAGGATTGTCACAAATTAGGAATACATCACCTTCTTTATCAACTCCGGCACGACCTGCACGACCAGCCATCTGGATGATATCCAATTCGTCTACATCATTTAGACCTCTGTGTACACCAGTTATGATAACGTTTTTTGCAGGTAAGTTTCGTCCCCAAGCAAGTGTCGAAGTAGATACCATTACTCTGATACCTGTCTTTTTGTCAGCAAATTGGGTTTCTATTTCCAATCTATCATTTAATGCAAGGTCAGCATTATGAAAGTAAGTCTCTATACCAGAACTTTGAATCTTGCTGGTAAGTTGACGACCAGTATTTTTGTCGTGTACAAAGACTAGGAATTTTTCATTAGGTTTTGATTCAATTAGCTGCATTGCTAGATTTTGTTTACTAGCCTGACACTCGTAGTAGGAACCTTGTGTCTGATGTTTTACATAATGCCATTCAAGATGAACAGGACGCCAATCACTGTTAATTACAGCAGTCTCTTTGTTGTTCAGTGCTGTTAGCCATTGTTTGAAATCTGTAACATTAGGCATCGTAGCAGATAAACACAGTAATCTAGCTGCTGGTACCAATTTAGCAAATCGCATAAGACCAGCTTCAACAGCATGTCCTCTGTTTGTGCTAATGATGTGGGTTTCATCAACAATCACCAACTTAACATCAAACATCCAGTCTGACTTTTCTGATTGATGATTACGGGTTCTGCTATCAATCATTTCAGATGTTAAGCAGACTATATCGGCATCGTTTAGTTCTTTTGTTCTTTTATCTGTCAGGGTATAGTCACCTGTTAATATGCAAATGCTGTAGTCTGAGTATCTTTCGCTCCATTCATCATACTTTTCCTGTGTCAATGATTTAAGAGGCGAAACGTATACTACTGTGTCTCCTTGTTTTAATGTCTCTGCCATAAACATTTCAGCAGCAACAGTTTTACCTGATGATGTTGTAGTACCAAGCACAAGATTTATATCCTGGTTCCAGTAACCGTGTTTCATGATCGTACTTTGCATACGATTGAAACTAGGAAACGGAAACTGTACATGAGGATAGTCTGAAGTAGAAACAAGTTCTGCCTCAGAGACTAAATTGCAATTGGGGTTTTTGGTCCCTGCAAAATTTTCCGAATCACAGGGCTCCTCATATTCAGATAGGTTTTTATCCTGTAGGATTATATCCTCTTCTTCTTTTTTAGTGATAAGAGGATATTCTCTTTTTTCTTTTCCACAATTAGGGTATGCACTGCATCCCATAAACTTATGACCAGTTTTTCTGTTTTCACGTTCTACCATATGAGAACCGCATTTGTTACAAAACTCCAAGTCCTCCATAATTTCATTTAAAGATTGCAATCTTTGTTCAAGACGTTCCCATACAGTTGTTTTACCTATTACACGAAGGACCTTCTTTGTATGTCCAGCAGGTTTATTACATTCAGTATCAAGTAGTACACAACGGATGGCATCTGTGCCACTGTCTCTGGTTTCACCAGCTTCTTCAGTTAAAGTGGTGTATATGTGATATTCAAATTGAGGGATATTGGCAGCAGCTACAAGTACTAGTTCTATGCCGAAATCTGGTTTCTTATATTCCCAATTGTTAAACCCAAATTGACCATCAGCCCATTCTGAAAACTGGTCTTTTGAGATTTTTACGAAAGTCGCCATGCTAGACTCCTGATTCTCAGATTAAAGTAAATTATGTAGGTACGATTTTGCTTTTGTACTTATATATATTATAAAGTATACCTTATTTTGAAACAACGCTTATTTCACGATAACTCTCTTTCCTCATGCAATCCTAAAATACACACGAATCCATACATCGTAGTTTTTGTAATATATTCAACCTCATTTACTTGAAAGTATGTGATGTGATTTTCAGGATCGCCTCCTAAAGCTGCTTTGATTAAGACAGTACCGAGTGGGACATTTTCGTCCTCATCAGTCCAAGTTTCTAACTCTATATAGTTGTTTTTATTTTGATGGAAGAATCTGTTTTTATGTTTTGCTTTGGATGTGAATAGTGTGGGTAAATATACTATACCTTTAATTTCTTCTAATACATCAGGGAAATTTTCTCTAAAATATTTGTCACTTTGAACATGTTCTTTAGCAGTAAAAGAGTTAGGAAAAAGTAAGGCTAAAATTGCAGATCCTACAGGAGTGTACCAACCATTCTTACTTCTGAAAGGTTTCGGTACTTTGTTATTCATAGACTTCATCAAATGCACATGATCTTCACCATTTACAGAAAAAGATGTGATTCCTCTACCTAACACCTTTTTTGTTGTGCTATCCCCGTAAGGAGTATCAAACATACCTCACCTCAACTTTATTGCTATTTTATTAATTGTTATTAGCATACACAATACCTCTACTTCTTAAAACTTGTGTAGACTTTAATTTTCAGGTAAGATTTTTGCGTTCCATTTTCTGGAACCTCTTTCAATGCCTGTAACACTTTTTACTTGTTTAGGAGACATAATTTCTTTTAAGGTACCTATAGGAATAGTGGTGTTATCCCAAAAATCCTTAGCACTAAGTTTTTTACGTACCTTATGCATATCAGGAATTACTGTATTCTTAGCTTGACTGCTAATAGTAATCATATGTGTCTTACCATATAAATCTATAAGTATGTCAGGCTCATTTTGAAGTGCAATAAAAGACTCTGGATCTACATCTTCCATTTTTATTAGAATATCTGCTTTTAATGCGTCCTTTTGATTATTTAACTCCTTTACTTGGACAGCAATTTGAGCATAACGATCTATGAGTGTTTTATATCCCGGCAGTCTGTTTTTAGCCATGTTACTTCTCCTTATAAATACCTTCAATACCACCGTTGCGAGTGTGCAGTTTGTTCAGTATTTCGGTAATGTTTAGATGCGCCATAGCACCGGCTCCTGCCATACGTCCCAAGTTATAAATGTACTCGAAATCAGGACGCTTTATAATCTGTAAGAGCACTTTATCAATATCATTGCCAGGTTTTTTGAGCTGCGCTGTTACTTCAGGATGCATTTTGCTTGCCATAAAGTCTTCATATAAGACTTCTGCTGTCTCCCACTGTTCTTTTTTCAAGCGTCCTTTCAATAACTCTGTATTGATAACGCTATTGCCTTCTGTTTGAATACGTTTCACCATATCCCCTTGTGCGCCCTCATCTTTGATGCGGCGAGATATAGCTACTGCATCCCTTGTAGAAATAGATCCATCTTCTACGGCGTTCTTAACCGCATCTGAGGCGTTTAACAATGATAACCTGTCAGATACATGAGCTACGGACTTGCCTATCTTTTTTGCAATCTCATCATTCTTCATTCCGCTGTTATGTAGATCTTGAAACATCTGAGCCTCTTCAAGAGGAAGAAAAGGTTTGCCGTCATTCGATACCAACATGCTGATAACGATATCTGTTTCGGATGCATCAGAGTTTATAATTCTTGCGGGGAGTGAGGTGATAGGGTAGTTATTTACTACAGGTACTTTTTTACCAACATATCGTTTGCGTAGAATTTCACAGGATGCACGTCTGCGATGACCATCTACTAGCTGATATTTACCAGCTACTTTCTGAACCTTTATAGGATTTGAAACACCGTTATGTTCGATGCTATCAGCTAGTTCATTTAGATCACCTTCATCAAACCTTTTGTTACGACCTTCTACTATAGCAACCTCATTAACTTTAAGGTGTAACAATTCTTCTTTTGCAAGTGTAGTCACATCACTTCTCCTTTTCAAATGTTATTAGTTTTACACTATATATAATATAGAAAATGAAAAGGATTTACAATATATTAATGTGGTTTATTGTAACAAGTACCTACAAAAACTCCTGCAATACCTCAAGCATGTAAGCCGTAACAGTTGTCGAAAGTCCTGGATTTCCACTTTCTCTATTACCCGCTATATTAATCACAAGATTGTCTTGCACCTCTAATAAAGCTTTAAGATCAGTTATTAATCTTTGATATTCAACTCCGTATATTTCTTGAGGTTTTAAAATTATTCTGAAAATAGAATTACCTAAAACACATCCTTGTTCAGTGCAATAATATCCAGGTGTTTGAACATGTCCAAACCAAAGCGTAATCTCTGAATCTTTACAATTGGCATATGTTCTAGCTCTATAATCCGTAGACTTGTTCTGTTTTAATTTATACACACCACGAAGTAATTCAGGGTCGTTTCCAGTTTCAGTTTTAAATCCATGAGGTGCAGTACCACCTGTAGGTATTCCTAAAATTGTCGCTGCAAGCAGACCTCCTTGATCTGCACCTGTCTGTCCTCCAGAAATGACTTTAATCATCAAGCTGCTTCTTCCTCTTCTGTAAGATCCTCTAGGAACTGCTCTTCTGTAGGAAGATCATTTAACTTGTATTCTTTTATGAGTTTTACAGGTTCATAATCTTTAGAAGTATCAAGTTCTGGATCATCTGATTTAAATCTACCTGTTGTTATAGGTTCTTTATTGAAACCTCTATACACTTCTAGGGTATCTGTATCTAAATCTATAACATATGCCCATTCACAGAATAAAGAATCTCCTGCAAATGGTAAAGAACTTCGTACTACAGTTATTCCTATATTATTTACTAGGTGTAGTATTTCAGAACTTGCATCTCTACTGAAATGTCTAAGATGAGTGTCCCAATACTTAGCATGTTCACTATCATAGATTACACTACCATCATCTGTATGATTTCTTATGATCTCATCCCATTCTTCTTGTGTGATAAATCTTACATTTTCTAAGGTCTTTTTAAATTCATTGAGATCATTTGAACGTAAAAAGTCTAACACTTGAATTCCTTGTCCTTCTGGATAACCATCCCATTGTCCATATTGAGCAATTTTATATTCATTATTGCTTACAACTGCAATAAGGTGTCTAGTTCCCATAATTATTCTCCTATTCATTATTTATCTTTATCATTCTATCCTTAGAGTTGCTTAGAAAAAATCCTAATTTAAAATGGAACCGTTGTTCCTTTCTATAAATGATTAACTTCAGAGCATCTAAGTGTGAATCATTTTTAGGATCACTGAGTACATCAGGTTGCCAAATAAGTTCTAATTCGTCATTCAGTTGCAAGAGTCCAAAAACAGATTGTATTTCCCAGTCATAAGGTACATATAGAGCTATGTACTTTGCATATACGATTTTCGTAAGTTTCAAAAATTCAGGTATCAGATTCGGTATTTCAAGATCACTGTTCACATCAAATTCGTAGTTCAGTTTTCTACCATCTACTTCCTTAGTACAGATTATTTTAGATTTTTTTCTTTCTATGTTGTTGAAGGTAATGAAGTCGGCATTTCTTAGAGCCAGTAATACGTTCTTATCAACGAAAGAAAATTTAGTTCCTTTAGGCATTCAATCTCAAATCTCAGTTTTCTAATTTCAGTTTTCTGTGTCAATAGTTATACCTGTACTCTCAAAGAAAAATTAAAATTGATACAGAATAGATCTACGCAGTAGATCATGATGGATCAAATAGGCGAAGCCTATTGTATTCTTATAAGACTATAAACTAAAAGAATAAAGTAGATTCTTTCGTTTAGATCTGCTGTAGATTTTGTATGAAGAATATATGTATGTTCTGAAATACTCTTTTAAAACTTTAAAGTTTTAATATTTTAGACCTAGGAAGTTGTTGAATTTAAAGAAGTTTTAGCTCCATACGTGTAAAGGAGGTTACGGTAATGTGTAAAGGAGGTTACGGTAATGTGTAAAGGAGGTTACGGTAATGTGTAAAGGAGGTTCTAGATCAGGGCATTTTAGGGTTGTCATAGTGTACTAAGGTATACTGAAGTGTTATGTGTAATGTGTAAAGAAGGTTACAATACGTTTCGTTAATATAGGAGTTTATACGATAGTTAAATTAGTGTATAGTCTCCTAAACATATACAAAAAGTGTCCTTAATTTGGGGTGTTTTTATGCAAAAAAATAATCTGAGGGTAGGTACAAAATCTTCTTGTGTTTGTATGCCTAATTCTCTAAATGAGATGATGTTACGCAGGTATTCACCAATAGCTTTAAAGTTCTTTGCTGTGTATATCTCTAAATTACAAAAACAAGATTCTTATATAGAAAAGTCTTTGATATGTTTCCCTATCCATGAGTTAGTAGAACAATTCCATATTTCTAGTACTAAGGCTTTGACTGTGCGCAATTCTGTATTAGTTGGAAAGCTTCGGGATGTTTATTTTGAGGAACTTAACGAACATGGAAGATGGGATCAATATCCTGTATTTACTAGAATAGGTTATGATCCTGTTACTAAAGAATTTAATATGCGTATGAATTATGATCTGTGGGAGAAAGCGAAAGATCTTTCCCAATATACCAAATGGCAGATGTATATGTTGGCACCACTTCGATCTAAACATGCGATAAGATTATACCAGCTTTTATATCAATATAAAAACAGTAATCATAAATCTAGATATTTTGAATTGATAGAGTTGCATAGATTGATGGATGTTCAAGATAATGTTAGTTATAAAGATTTTAGAAATTTTAAGTCTAAGGTACTAGAAAAATCTATAAAAGAGATTCAAGCTGTTTCTTTACCTATTTATAATATCTCCATGGAGTTGAAGAAATCAGGTAGGAAGGTTATAGGTATAACTTTTTTGTTTGACTACGATGCAAAAAAAGAAGAGGACATCCTTTCAGGTGTTATAGAACACTCTTCTGTACAGGATAAAAATTTAAAGGATAAAGTGGAAACCTATCTATCTGAAAAGGTACCTGAAATTGTAGGTCATGAAGGTGGTCCCGATAAACTTTTACATATCCTTATGTCACATAACCAAGGTATTACTTATAGGGATATATTATCCATGACTGCTAAGGAACTTGATAGAAAAAGTCGTTAAGTTGGACTAGCTTTTTATGGCCCCTTTTATTACACTGCTTATACTCGGGTAGTCAAATTAACAAATAAGAAGGGCATGGATATGGATGCTTTGAGGGACTGCTTTTTAGACTCAATTAAATATCAAACTTATATAGATGATATTTATGTTCATCTTACTTTACCATATTTAAGAGATGAGTTAGGATTCACAGGATGGTATTTCGATCAGATTAAAAATTACATTGACACTTTCATAGCACGATCAAATATTACAATAACCAAGATTAATAAACAGACAGGTATAGTAGAATCAATAACAGTACAACCGATGTGTACTTGGCGACTGAAAGCGAATAAAAGTTTTTCCAAAGCATACAACCTTCCTTATATCTCTCCTCCCGATTTAACAGTTAAATTTATCCAAAAGTAGTGTACTGTTATGGCTGATCTTTTTCACAACATTTTAAAATATGATTGTTGGGATTTAGAGTTATGGTGCCATGTATATTGGGCTGATAGTTGGGGGATGCTTCTGGTGTAGTATCAACTAATTTTTTCCGTTTATCTCCTATAACAACATATACAGCTTTACCATCCATAGCGGGTTGACTTACAGTACTTGCTAGGAAATTACCAAACTTGCCTTCACGATATGCATAAGGATAAGGAGGATCAACATAGATTACGAGTCCTTCATTTTGTGTACTACCGATAAAACATTTGGTTTTATTAGGTTGTAGGTTATCAGGCACACTGTCAAGTTGAATCCATCCACATTGAAAAGATTTGCAGGCTTCAGGACGTTCCTCATGTATGGTGCACCCTTCACCTTTTTTCCAATGTTGGCACCACACACCTGCAGGTTTTTCAATCTCATTAACACTGAGTAACTTGCAACATAAACCACAATCACCACATTCTCTCATTTGATTTCCTATAAATAATTGGCTTTAAAAAATCTTGCCTTAGCATCAGGAAACATTGCCTCATATTCAGGATCAGGATCACCTAATTCGTAGATAGAACCAGATATGGTCCGTACCACTTGTTCTTCAGTGTTGCAGATTGTTCTAATAATGATAGATGTAGTTACTTTTGTACCATCTTCAAATTTGGGGTGTCCATAGACTTCTCCTGATAATTTATAAGAACATAATTCAGGAGCTTTATATGGATCTGAGTTGGTTGTTACCAATGCCCAATTTTCTAATCTTTTCATTTCAGTTCCTTCATAATTGTACAATCTTCTACGTGACAAAAATCATCAATGCGACATTCTGCACAAACAGTCATATTAGGACAATGCTTTTGAACTATACCATAAAAGTCGTTACCAAAGGTTTCTAATGCCTCATTTAATATTAAGGTCACTAGACGGTAATTAGGATGCATTATTATAGGACAATGATTACAGTCCTCATCACATAATCTTGTTTTTAAGATTGTACCGTTATGAGAATGTTTCATAATACCATCACACTTTGGTCTATGACATTTATATGTCATGTTAGGTGGACCAGCACCACCTTGTCCGCATTTAGGGCATGTGTATTGCCATCTTTCTTCAGTCATTTTTAATAGTCCCGTGTACGTCTTTTTGATGCATTTCTAATCCAGCTTCTTTCACCTTTTTCCCACATTGAGGACATTTAACTTTTTTAGCTGGAGGTTTTTTAGGTAGTCCAAATTCGTTACAATTATTCTCTACTTGACAAGCAGAACACGTTACAGGAAATCCGTCACCTTCTCCGCCCATAAAGTCTCCACAAAATTGACAAAGTGTACCATCCAACATCATGTCTGCTATATCACCCATTACGTCACATCCACCCAATTCATACAGGTCCTAAGGACGTTGTCGTAGTCTCCTGACATAGCCTCTTCTTGGAATAACTTAACTTCTTCTATAGGTACATTTGCCCTTTTTAAGGCTTTTGACACTGCACCTATAATAGAAAAAGCATTTCCATCATTGCCGACTAACTGTACTTCTATATCTGGATATTTACATTTAGGCATTTCGTTGCTCCTCGTTGTCATGTAATTTTTTAAGTACCCTGTAAAATTCTTCTGCTTCAATTGCTCTTAACATAATTTTTGTATATGGTGGTCTGAATCTGTGTGGCATAGCACTAGGTGAATCATCAAGAATCCAATCATATATTTTACTTTTCATTCCTTTGAAATCTAATCTTAAAAGTAATGTAAATTGATCAACAGGTTTAAAAAGCCATTCAATACTTTTCCAATCTAATTCATTTATGGCTTTTTCAGCAGCCATTTTCATTAAATCTTCACGGTACATTTAATTGCCCTTTATACAAGAAGGACAAAGATCATAGGTTTTTGTTCCTGGTCTAGTACATTTCCATCCAGCTTTAGTAGCTGCTCTTCGTGCCTCTTTTACTGACAACTGTTCGTATGAAACACCAGTAAAATGATTTGAACATTGATCGCATATAATACTGATTACTTTCGATATACTCATTTAATTAACATCTTCCGTGTTTAGGGCTGTTAAAAGTTTGGATTTGATATCCACTTCAGTTACCCAAGCATCACATATATTGCAACCATAGTATTTAAGATAGTGCGGGGCATTGGTTAAATTATTTCCACAACGCTTACAGGTTATGAAAGAGATTTTAGGTACAGGCAAACCTATACCTGTGTAACCATATATCAATTTAACCATATTGTGCTTCTAATTTAAGCAAACACAATTAGCTTTGGATGAATCTGAAGCAGTGGTAAATTCATCATCTTCATCTAAGATGCCAAGTGAAGGTGCGTAATGCACTCGATTAAAGAAGTTCCCTTCATCATCTCCACTTGTGACAACCTCTTTATGAATAGACTCAGGATTATCTTCAACAAATTTTCTCAGCAGATGAATATACTCTCCAAATAACATAGCTACTTCTCCGTATTAATCCATTATATCAGCGAGAGTTTTGCCCTCAAAGTGAATGTCTCGTTCTATCTTGAGACCAGCAGGACCAGTTACTCCTGTAAGTTCAGAAAGCAGGAAATAACCTAGTTCGTTTGCAAAGCCTTTTACATAACCGAAAAAGTACCAATCCCCATTTTCTTGTTTTTCACCTTCAGTTACGTACCAAGTCCAGTTAGACCAGGGTGTGAAGAATTTCACAACAACAGGGACATCTTCAGGATGGCTTTTTTCATGCGTGTATAGGGGCGGGATCTTCTTGATCAGGGCTTGTGTCAACATTTTCATACCTATGTTCTCCTGTGTAGAGTTATGCTTTTGTACTATATATAGTATATAGTGACCTTAATGATCTCACAAGTTTTCTCGTTTCATTTCTTCCAAGTACCTAATGAAATCTATAAGTTTTAGACTTTTCCATCCGTAACCAGGCGGTCCTTCATCTTCTACTTCTCCTAACTTCTCTAATAGGTATTCAAAATCTTCGTCAGTTAGATTTAAAGGAATCATGATATTTGCGGTATTAGTTTGTTGAAATGGCGTTCTGCATGGAACGGATTGCAGAAATTAAATCCTTGATGTACAAGGGCATTCTTAATGAAGCGTCCACAGAATTTGCAGTGTGGTTGTTTGTTTATCTGCGATTCTAGTTTAGGTAAGTCTGGTGATACATCACCGTCTTGTTCTGCTGCTCTTAAGATTAACCAGGTGATAAACAATTCTATAGGTGTATCTAACACATCTTTTTGTCTTGCACCTAACTTACCTAAATCTTTTATAAAGTCCTCTAATAGATCAGAGGCATTGACGTATTTATTAAATTCCCTTTGTCTATTAGCTTTGTACGTAACCTTAGCGTCATTATCTAAGATTTTATAATTACCTGTTGCATCTACATCAATTACTGAACCATCTTTTAAGTGGATTTTAATTGCTGAGGTTAATTTGAGAGTAGTTAATTTTGCAAGTATTTTGGTTAATTCATCAGGAGACATCCTTTCGATTTGTTGACGGAATTCTTCTCGACTTATTTGATGTCTGTGGTCGTTTAAGATGTATTCATATACATCATCGTTCATATCACCAGAATCATACCAAACATCTATAGCAGTGGTATAACTTCCTGAAGCAGAACTTGTTGTAATATAGGTTCCAGTAGTGCTGGAGGTAGTGGTAGCATTTCTGGTAGAAGTAACCCAGTTATTATGTTGTTTAGTTTTTATAGGTTTGGTTGTAAGATTTTGATCACTTCTAATGACTGCCATATCATACTCCCATATTCAACCATCTTTCCCGTAGGAAATGAGAGGCACTAGAGGTTTGTATTTTTCTACTATCATCTGTCCATAGTTTTTGTGTTCTAGCTTCTGTAGGATTACTGTTTCTGGATGACCATCTTTGTCCGGTAACGATGCCGTTTTCTATTACTCTACAATGTTCATGTCCACAGTAAGGGCATACAATTACATGGTCGCCATCTATGTCATAATCTATAGTGGCAATAAAGTTTTTACTGCAATCGGTACAGTGCAGATCTGTTTTAACTTTGCCTGTATTTTTATGCTCAGAGGCAATAGGTACGTCAGTCATATTTATCCTCTTAATTGATCAATAGCATTTTGGATTCTAGTAATGATAGAACGTGCAGGTTTATTGCGTTGAATATCCTGCATATGATCAATACTTTCAGGATCAAAATCTTGTGATCTCATTTTGCGTGATCTTGCTACTTTTTGTGCAGCGTTAAGGAGATCATCTGCATGGACATGGCGTAGACCATCTTTAGCACCGTCTTTGATAACACGGCTCCAGGGGAAAGGTGTTTTATCGTGCCAAGTCCAGTGTAGTGAATCTTTCTTTTTAGGATCCCATGAAAAGTTTTGTTTGAATCCAGAATCAGGCATCGAATCTCTGTATTCAGTAATGGGGTCTGTTGCTACATCAAACACGGAGAAAATAATACGTCCGTTTTCTGTAGACTCTACAAGGATAAGACTGCCATCTTCATGTTCTGCCCAACACCCCATAGCTAATACATCGTTATGGACACTCTTTGCTCCTGGTACATCACTTGTAGCCATATGTTTCTCCTCAATAATTTCTACTGTTCTAGTGATCTTTACTTCTATTGGTTCCACTTCTTTTCTAATTTCGAAAGAAGGTAGACCTGTAGAAGCCGCATTTATGTTGTCCGTAAATGAATACGTGGTACTCAATTTTGTATGGGTATGTCGATCATCAATTACTAACCATCTACCTGTTTTCTTATGTCGCCATGCAATCATACAGCCTTCTCTATCTTTACCTTACCAAAATTAGGATTACCGTTGTGCTTTGCATCATCATCCCAAGTTATTATACGGATTTGTTCTTTATAAAAGTCACCTAGTATTAAAGGAGATGAGGTAATTATATCCACTGTTTTGATTGATACAACGTCAGGATGTTTGGTTAGAGTATCCATAAACCCTCGTTGTTCATGCACACCCATATAGCGTTCAGGAAAAACAAAAGTAAGCTCAGATTTTTTAAAAGGAGCACCAGAAAAAATCCTATCTATATCTGTATATCCTAAGTTCAATATGTATTGAAATCTTCCATGTCGTGGTGCAGCCATTTTTACACAGCCTACACGTACAAAGAATGGATAGCTTTTACCTGCAGTAGAATCAGCAGAATATTTTATACTTCCCAACCATTCTTCAAATAGATCACTTGCTGAAGTAATCATGTTGCACCTCTTGTGTTGTTACATGCTTACATTATATATAATTTATACCTTATAAAAATGCAACATGTTTAGTTAGTCTGAAGGTTCTCCTGTAAGGAAAGTTTAGGTAACCAGATATCTTTTTTCTTTTTCTCTTTTTCTTTGGCGTTCCCTGCAAGTTGTTTTGCTAAATTTTCGACCTGTTGCTTAACATACTCTATATTTTTGTATGTGCCATGTTGTGGAAAGTTTCTTGGAAATTTAGGACAGATGTCACCAAAATGGCCGCAATCAAATCCGTACACTTTTACAGGACCTTTATGTATTTCTAAATACGTGATTCCTCCATGTACTTTCAGATCACATACGGGCGGTTCATAGTAATCAGTGTATTTAAAATATGGATGTTTTTTAGGTACAGCTACATATCCACATAAGGTTCCCAGATCATTTCGCACTATTCGACAATGTAGACCGTAGAAATCACCTTCTAAAAAGTTAGGTTCTGTTTCCCATTCTTCTATAACCATTGATTACTCCTTTAGTCTTTTCAAAAGACATTCGCAATCATTAGAATCTAGCACTTCCAGAAGTTTCTTAATTTCAACTATGAACCAAAGTTTTAAACGTCTGTCTGAAGGATCATCAAAATGATCAAATTCTTTTTCATTGAAAGCTACACCAGCAGCAGTGAATGCTCCGTTATCTACTAGACAGACAGGTAGATGATTTTTAGGAATTTTGTTCCATACAATACGGGTTAAAAAATCATGCTCTTTAGTAGCATTCTCATGTAACCAATCTTCTTTTAAGGTATCGCTAGGATTAATATAGATTCCCATTTGAATTCTCCTTAGTTGACGAAATCACAGCCACGCTCGTCACACAAATAAACTTTACGTGGTTTTTTGATGGTGGTTATGTTAATTGGAATGTTTTTCTTTTCTAGCTTCCTTTCAAGCTTAATTTCTGCGTAAACTGTATCCTTATATACAAACTCTGATGCTATTTGACGAGCTATACGCCTAACCAGTAAAGTGCGTTGTTCACTAAATTTACCAGGGTGTGCAATTGTTACTTCTAATGGTACTCCGTCTTTTGATTTAGCTGGAACAATCAAGTTGCGAACTTTATGATTCTCGTAATATGCTAGGGTTTTATCGGTTTTGATCATATGGTCTGAAATGATTTTTACAATAGCCAGTACAAAACCTGCAGCCAGTATACTGAGGGTAATTGATATAATCCAGCCTTTAGTATCACGGGTCATTTTTGTTTCCTTTGTAATTTAGGCATAAGGCCAGGATTTTCTATCCTAATAATCTGTGCTATATCACTAGGTTTTATTTGAACATTCCATTTTGGTTTATGATCTTCATACCATTTAATAATTTCACCTGTTTCATTGTTTCTGATTGTTACTCTAGTGTGGTCTTTAACCATATAATGGTAAAGAACACCATCTACAGTTATTTCTTTACGTCCTTTTTTAGGTAACATTTAATTCTCCTTTACCAACTAACCGTAAATGCACGTAGCCCTTTATGCGCTTTCAAGAAATCAAGTACAGGGGCTTCATCGGCTTGATTGTAAAATTCATGTTCTTTCATGTTTTTGAAAATTAGTTCTACAGCTTTAATCATACTGTCATCGATTATAGGTAATTCTTCTCCTATAAGATCACTAATTTCAGAGGCTAGATCAGGAATGAACTCTTCAGCATCTTCAAACAGAGCAGCTTTTAACCAGGATACTTCACATATCCATACAGAAGGACTCTTTGCAACAGCCTTTTCTCCAGGTCCATCATACTTAGAATCTATGGTTAGATCGAACCATTTAGAACCTAAAGTATGTGAAAAGAACACTTTTAAATCATGTTCAGTAACATCTTTCATTGCATGTATATGTAGATCAGCAGCCATTTCATTCTCCTTTAGAACATGGTACTCATAGGGTTTTTCTTTTGTTCTGAGAACACCTTTTCCAATGTATCATTTGCGAATTGGACTATATGTTCTTCAGAAAATCCTTTTGCTTTTGCTGTGTCGATCATGTTGTACATAGACAGCATCCATTGATCTCGTGACAGGACATTATGAGCCAGTGCTTTCAACAAGAGAAACAATAACTGAATCTGTTCCTCTTCTGACAGCAGACAGGACATTGGCTCTTCTGTCGTTGAATAGGGACGAACTGCATCCAGCTCCGAACGCAGGGCACCAGTCACTTCCTGGCTGTTGCTTGATGTAGTCATATCTTTCGCACTCATAGATAGTAACCTCTCCATTTGTGTAACTTTCTTTTAAGTAGATGCAGGCATCAGAGTTTGTGCCTTTTTTTCCATAGGGGCATGGTATTTTGCTACAACAGTACCCGCACCTTACACATTTTGGATCCTTCTCATTCATTTATTAAAAATATTGATTCAGGGCTTTCAATGTCAATGATTCCGTTAGGATGGCTAGATGTGCCTTCATCCAATTTAACTTTTACGATTCGGTAATAGACATCGCTAGGTAGGTTTGGAATTTCTTCATCTTCCATAACCGTTCCTATTCCTTCATACGTATGTACTCTGTCTCCTTTTTCCCATAAGTGTATTCTTACGCCGACATTTTTCATACTGGTACTTCTCCTGATTCAACTCTGATATAATTTTCAATATCCTTTGCAGTAACTACGCCGCTTTCTCCCATAGCTGCATCTAGCTTTCTAAGAGCTTTGATTTTGTCAAGCATGTCAAAGTCTTCTGACATCAGAACTTCATGTACAAGATCAAACAATTTACGATCATGATGGGCGTTACCTACTATTTCCCATTCTTCAATTTTTTTCATTTGTAGATTCATTTTTCACCTTTTTGTAAAATTTCATCCACAGTTTTATCTAATTTTGGTATATAATTTTGTACTGGATGATTCATAGCTGTGAGGGCTATCTCTAACTCCTCTATACGTTTTTTGAGTAGATCTAGTTCCTTTTTCTTTTGTTGACAACCAGTACATTTCATACTGCTACCCTTACTACTATGGTAAAATCTGTCATGACAGTGCATCTATTCCATCTTCTTCTATGAAAAATTCATCCCATTCTTCCTGGACAACCCCTGTCATTAGGAATTCTCTTTCGTTAGCTGTTAGATTAGGCATAGCGATTTGAATAAAGGTACCATTTATCCAAGCAGTCAATTGTGTACGAGTTACAGGTATCTCCAAAGTTCTTTCTATTTGGGTTAATATAGATCTACGTGTAATTAGCATGATTATATCCTGTGATAGTTGCTTGGTAGTGCGTTTTGTACTATATAAAGTATATAGCAACCTATATGATCTCACAACAGGAATTTGTAATTAGTACCTTGCTGTTTACATGCTGTGTACGCTGAGGTAATGTGCAAGTTGTACACTGCTATTACTTTGTTAAGAACGCAGCTTAAACAGCGTTATATAGCGTCAAATCTAAGTAATCGTGTGTGATGTGTGCTAGTTATTATTAGCATTGAGGACATTTATGGGTTTAGTTGTATCTGTTTTGCTTTGTCTGGATTGGCAGCATAGAAAGGTTGTCCCCACTCTCTAAAAGATTCATCTGTACAAGAGATTCTAAACCAAGCATTTCGTAGTGCTTTTAATCTCAATTCATCAATAATGCGTCCTGCATAGCTGGGGTGTACGGAATTATCATCAATACTTTCTTGTATCCATCTATGGCTGGTATGCTGTTTTGTTAGTTCTAGTAGTTCTTTACGAACAGACAGAAAGGTATTTTTATCATGTTGGATATAACCTGCTCCGTTTGCAAAGCCGCATGCAGGTATATCTGGTACTTCTGGTAGTCGCATAACAACGGCTTCAACTTCGAGGGTGTGCTTTTCATAGAGTAAACATCCTTCGAGGGTATTGAATTCTGCTCCATCATCGGCTACATACTTGGTAATCTTTTTCATTACTCTATCCTTCCTGTGAATGAATGAACGTTACGGCCACCAACATTCGGAGCCTTGCTGAATGTTGCAGGGTTTATTGAGGTTTGTACCTGACCTGTTTCTGATAGAAAGGAATCTTTTAGATCATCAGAATGTTTTTTGTATTCTTCTGTAGTCATACCTATGACAGTGGTTTCAGTGGACATTACATAATCATGTCCTTTGTACAGTAGTATGAAGGTTGTAAGATCTCTGAAAATGGTGTAAGGTATCATTATGCTGGCTATTGCAGCTTTTTCACCTACATAAGTGTTCCAGTTATCTGCAAATCCTTCACGTCTTACGGAAAGAAAGTGTTCGAAGATTTCTACACCATCTTCGTTAAGATCACATAGAAGTCTCATGCTGTAAGAACATGCTTCTCCAGTGAGTATGTTGATACCGAAAGGTTTTAAATCATTCCAACTGTGTAAGGTTTTCATATTGTTACCTTTATGCAAAGGGGAAAAGAGAGTGAAACAGTTCATACGGATACTCTTCTTTTAGGTCCCCAGGTTTAGGAGGGTTAGTACGCATAAATGCGGCTATATCCGTATGTATTCCTAGTTTTATGAGGTCATTGAAGCAGTCGGAACAAATGTAACCATATTCGTTAGAATGTCTATCACACATGACATGGTCACAATTACCTCTATTACATGCTAGTACACTCATTATCTTTCCTTGTTATAGTAAGTTGTTGTCCACGTATTCACAGAGTTGGTCATAGACTTTTTGTTTGCTGCCTGTAAATCCAAACTCCTCTTTAACTATGGAATACACAGATCGTCCTCTGCGTTTCATTCCTTTGATCTCTAGCTTTAATGCGGACTTCAAGGTTAAGATACGAAAAGCATCAATTTTTTCAGGTGTGTCGATTATAGTAGTCATTCATCGTCTCCTGTGACGTTGTAACTGGTAGTTATTTTGCTACTATATAAAGTATATAATAACCTATTTGATCTTACAAGTAACTCCTTGTATTTTAACCAAAAAAAAGGACAGCCTAAACTGGGGAGCGGCTGCCCTATGTAACTAGGAATCAAGTTTCGATGTTCGTACAATGCGCCTGATGTCTTTTAGAGCCGACATTGTAATACTAGATTCTGGCATCAGTTGTCGGTCTGACCAATCTTCTGCTAGTGTTACAGTCAATTGAATCTTTTCAATAATTTGACGTAGGTGCTGTAGTTCAAGTTTAAGATTTTCAACAGTTTCCTTGTCTTTTCCTAGCACAATGGTATGCCTTCTTTTAATGTGACCACTATTTCTCCTTTTACAATTTCAACTTCTGACAATTCTTCCTTGTTCCACGTTTTAACTTCCTTAGACCAAGCATCAAATAAGTCGGCTAAATCTTCAGCAGTTTCTATATGTGGATCTAATCTGAATTGCCCTCCCATAAATAGATTTACATTAGAAGGTTTAAACATTTCAGTTCCTTATATGTGACAATCGTATACAGAGACTAGAGTATCATCAGGTAGATTTTGTATCAGTTTCAGGTACTCTTCATTCCATTTATTTTGTTCTTTTTCATCTGAAACAAGTCCCCACCAACCCATTGATCCTTTTTCGTACCATTTACCATCTTTAAGTACAGCAAAGGTACTTATGGAATTTGCCATTTGGTTAGCAACAAAGGTTTCTCTTCCGCCGTTGTTTACACAGTAGTAATCTAAAGTCTCATCCATAAAAGGATCTAGATCAGCTTTTCTTACAGCTTGCACAAAAGGGTGTGCATTATAGTATTCTCTGGCTGCTTGGATATCTCCAGGAAACATTGATTCTCTTATTTCTTCCCAACGTTTAGGCAATTCAATATCTTTTGTGACTTCTATAAACTTGGTGTAGGTTTTATCTGCTTCTTCACCAGCCTTTTTCATCATTGATTCCCAATCAATTTCACCTTTCCGTGCTTGATCAGCTTGTCCGCATTTTGCTGGTGCAGTCATAAGACCAGGTTCACCTAAACTTTTGTTGCTGCTCCAAGTACTACCTGGCTTCAATTCAAAGAAACCTGTCCAACGTCCGCCTAATTGAAACCAATCCCATTTTGCATTAGGATTTTCCCAATATCCGTATAATCCCATTTTTTCATCACGTTCATCGTAACTACACCATTTCTCCATGTATTCTTCAAAAGTAGCGTAGAGTTCTGTGAATGGTATTTTTTGAATTTCCAGGTTTTCAGGTACTTCATGTGTGCCAGAACCGATGCCCATTGCACCTTGTACACGGAATTCATTATCCCATTTGTTAAGCTTTCTACCATCAGGCATTATGACCTTTTCAGTAAAATCGTTTTCATATTCTTCTTTATTTTCTGTTTCCGTTTCGTTGAATTCTAAAAACTCTCCAGGACAGTCTCCCATGTTGTTCTCTTGGTAAGGCATTAACTGCTCTTCTGGAGTATCTCCTATCACCAGTACTGTGAAATGACTCATGTGTTATTCTCCTGTGGTATATGTTCATAAACGTGCAGTACTAAATCTCCATCGTACAGCATTACGGTATCTATAAAGCGTCGGTTTGTATCAGAGGGTGTACCTGGAGGACCAGTTTGTACAAGTTCGATGTTATGTGCTTCTAGACTTTGGTTATCAGGATCTACTTCAGCCCATACACAAATGCGGTTGCGTTGTGTTGCTGCGGATATGATTTTCGAACCTTTAGGCATACTAATAGTTTGATAACCAATTCCGTTGCTTATTGAGTACTTCCATATTTCCATCTTCATTTTATTTTCCTTCTTTAACAATAGGACACCAAGCAGGCATCCTGTTATCGGAATTTAGGTATTTTTCAGCTTTAGAACAGTATGGTGAAAACTTTTTTCTACCTGATGCTTTTTTCATTGTTATTAACGGACACCTTTTGCATTTGTCTATAAGAGATTTGAAAGGATCAAAACCTGCGGAACCGTATGCCATAAAATCTGCACCCCAGTAACCGCAGCTTGGACTGATTGCTATAAATTTTTCACCGTCCCAGTAAGCTACATGACCTACACGTCCTTCACCTAGATAGTACGAAAAAGGAATTAGGTCTGTTTCTGCTATAACCTTATCCATTTTGATCTCTCCATAGTTGATACATGCTGCGTAGATCTTCCTGATATTGTTTGAGTAAGGCAGCATAGCGTCTAGCCTCTTCAGTTTTAGAATCATTCATTTTCTGAAGGACTCGACATTCCTGCCTTAACACAAATTCTGTAGGGTTAGCCACTGAACAACTCAATTTTGAAATCAGGGATCTTTTCACCATAACCTGTATAGTGTACCACGTTACCTGTATCGACATTGACAACAAATGCACCTGAATCCATTCCGTCTGCCATATCTTTAAAGTCAACATCATCGGGATTAATGTTCATAACCCCTAAACTCAGACTACCTGATATTTGAGTATGGCAAAATCCTATGAATCTTGCACAGGCATAAAATGAATCCCCTCCGCGTAGTGTAGGTCCAGCTTCTTTAAGCCAACCTTTTACTTCACTACCATTCCAATGTAGATATACAGCAGGTGAAATACTGTCCCTATCTACAAAAACTACCTGTGCTCTGTCACCCATATTCTTTTCCTTTTGTTGTGTGTTTAGTTATATATAAAGTATAATAATCATACGTTAAAAACAAGTAACCTATGTCAGATTACCATTGTGTAAATTCTGCGTAATCTGCAGGTATTACCTTATCAAATTCAATAAATTGCATACGGTTTTCTTCAGCCCATTGGTCCATGTCTATTTCTTCTCCATCTCCGTAAGTATGTACGTAATCTTTTTTAATTTTAGAGAGGAAAGATTCTTTTGTTTCATCTTTAAGGAAGAATAGATCTTCTGATTCTTCGTCATATATGTATAATCCAGACATTAGTTCCATCCCATAATTAATTTATCTATCGGATCTAACTTTTTTAAAGCCAACTTCCTTCGTTCAGTTGTATCTACTACCACTGCTTTCAGGATGTAGCGAGTATCACTACCTTTTTTCTTTTCAGCTTTTACTTTGTCAAAAGAGGCAAAAAGTATCCTACCACCTTTATCTTTAGGATCCCTGCCATCTACTCCACCAGGAGCAGAGGTTAGCGTGTACACTATTTTATCTGCGATTTCACCTTTCATCAGCAAAACTCCTCACCTATAAGGTTAAAGAATTGGACAGGGCATTCTTCTAGTACTGATTCAAATTCTTTTTTGGTTAGGTATCTGTCATACTCATCCGTAACGCCTGCATCTAGATTTATATGACACGGCATCAGTGCCCAAGTAAAAGAACTACAAGAGCGCACACCAGTTTTTCGTTTAGGTCTATTGTTATTGAAGCCAAGTTCTCTACCACTTGCAGAGTTTTCCATATCCTCTTCTACTTTAGCTTTACCGCATTTAGGGCAATGATAAAACCAACTAGACTCGCCTGTGTGTACACCAGCTTCACCTGTTACACATAAGGTGACATTGCAATCCCAACAGTACAGACCTGCTGCGGATCTTTTACCAATGTGTTCACCAGTACCTTCTATGTAAAAATTAGTCCCCATCTTCCTTATCCTTTTTAGTTTTTGGAGTTTTATAGTTTTCTCCACCTTCTACTATAGGCAGAGTATTTCTAACAAAGGCGCGAAAACTCTCATGGCTGAGTTTGTTGTTATCAACGTTACCAGCGAGCATCTGAACAAAATGTTTAGCAGGTACTTTACTCATTATTCTGGTTCCTTCGGTTGTTTCCTTTTATACGCAATTACGTGGTGTGAAGATGCAGCAGCCATGCCTAATGCAAGGGTTAATAAACTACTTGATTTCCTTTTTAAAGGAACACCGGTTGAGGCTTTATGCAAAGCTAGGATTTTTTTATGTTCTTTCTCATCGCGGAGAATAGCCTTAGCCTTACGTTCTTCGAAAGTACCTTTACGTTTAGCTTCCCCCATTATCTGTACTCCTTTATAAAGATTCGGATAGCTTCTTCTCCTGCGAATTCTAAGATTTCTTGAGTAATATCCTCTTGATAGTAGAAATGTTCACCTTGCTCTTTAAGTTCTTGTTTAACCACATCAATGATAGTCTTTTTGCTGTAGCGATCTTTGTATCTATCAGCGTCAAAATCATTTCCAAAATTGCATTCATTGTCCCAGTAGATTATGTAAGCTAAACCTATGGTGCATTCATCAAGACCTACACGCCTTTCAAATTTAACGGTGCATCTTTTAACACCGTCTTTACTCATTGTCCATTTTGGCAAGCGGCTCATTTCATCATCCTATTTCCACTGCACCATTTAAAAAGGTATAAGGAGCGTGATTCCTTTTAGGTGCTCCTGTCATAACTCCTCGTATCGGAGTGTCAGGGAATTCAAGTGATAAGTCATTAGCCTCTAACCATGCTTGGCTAGGATCAGAGTATATTCGTTTTTCTTTACTACCTATGTATAGAGTGATTCTCATTTCAATTCCTCAGCAAAGATCTTTTAGTTATCGAGGTTACGAATTTTATCAAAACCACAACGTGCAACTACATAGATTCCGTCAGGTGCTATAAAGAGATCACCTATTGAGGAACTGCGCACTTCAGAATGTGCCGCATCAACACCTGCGTTTTCAGTCCAGTTAGAAGTTATATGATTTGTAAGATGGTAAGCTGTTTCTAGATCATCAGAATCAATGTCCGCTACATGTTCATATAGTGAACTATCATCTAGTCCTTGTAGAAGTGAATCTATAGTTAGGTGCGGTGGATAACCATAGTTGCAGGTTTTACTAAAATCTTTGCTGTGATATACCATTATCATAGTGTTATCCTCTTGTGTCGTGTGTCGCTATATATAATGTATAGTATACCTTTGCACCAAACAAGTGTTACTAGGTGATATTTTCAGTGTTCAACACATCATCAGAGATTACAAAGTATGGCATCCCTCCAGGTAACATCTTCCATGTGTCTTTTGGCATTAATATTTTAAGGGATCCGACAGCAATACCTAAAATCATTAACATCTCCATAATACGATGCTCACCAGTCCATAGTTGTCCTTCGTTATTGTCACAGGCTTTTAAGAAACTCCAGCCTCCACCGTTACTCTCATAGAAAGGATCAGGCAATTGACTTAGTAATTCGTTAATTTCAGAGGTTGCCTTTTTGATTTTACCATTATCTACAGCGAAATCAAAGGTGATTCCTGATATGACAGTGTTGCCTACGGCATCATAGTTTTCGGTGTTAGAAAGGCATTCTCTGAAAATCTTTTCTACATTTGCGGAGTTGAGTTTTAACATGGCTTACTCCCTATAAGCTGCGAATAGTTTTAAGGTGTCATACAGTGAGACCGCTTGTTTTTCAGTGATCTCGTAACGGTGCTGTAGGTGATCTAAAGGAGTTGAAAACATTCCACTAACAAGATAGTCGATCACAATTTCACTAAAATCAGAGAACCCAGGTCGAAATGGTAGCACTTGATCTAAGTAGTTAGAGATTAGTAGAGTGATCTCAGCATAGTCGTTATTTCTGAATGCTTGATCTAGTTTGTTTTTTAGATCTGCTTGCATATTAAATCCTTTTGCACATCCCTATTTCCTCAAGCATATCTACGATGAGGTCTAGGGTGGCTCTGTAGGTTTCGTGCTGTTCTAATGCGGCAGTCAACGAATTGATATCGATTAGAGTTTCATCAGCAGCTTCTTGATTGCAACTGTTACGTCTGATGGGGTGTTGTCTAGGTGTCCGTCTTTTTGAAAGGGTGTAAAAGAATTCCATGCCTTTTTTTGTACGGTTGGCATATCCAGCGTAGTACAGTGCAGAAAGAATAGAGGATACACTTGGTGATTTTTCCCCTAGTTCTTCAGCAAGTTGTTTGGCAGTTTTGGCTTTAATTTCCAATAGTGCGTTTTTGATTGAAAGAGCCATACCAGTTTTAACATTAAGTGGAGCTTTTGCCATGTCACTTCTCCTTATTAATAACCATAAAGTTCAAAGGTGAATACTTCACCCGCCAATTTCTTTTGCTCTTCATAACCAAGTTCCCGAAATTCTTTGATCTCTGACAGAAGTTCAGGATTAAATTCAGCAGCCATTTCTAGGCGTGAAGCGTCCAATACCATTTCGATTACTTCTTCTTTTGACATTGTTGGATTGACAGTCCCTGTCATATCCTTTATTCCTTGCAAGCAATCCATTCCAATCATGTCCCATTGGGCATCCATTGCGTACCGTAGGTTGTCAGACAGCTCCATGTTTATCTCCTATGAAGTATTGGGTTTCTATTGTAAGAATTTTACGGACGGTATCTATCTCTAGAAGACTATATATGGTATCTCCAAAGCTGTTCCCTGTAGTGCTCTTTGTTATGTTTTTAGCATCTAGTGCAGCTTGTACCTTAACGACAGTAGCTTCTCCACTGTAAGGGACCTCAAACACGGAGATAGTAGTAAAAGGGTACTCCTTATAGCTGGTTCTGCGTTTTTTACTCCAATGCATTGTACCCGACATGTTACTACCTCACATTGTTGGATTTTGTTTTCTATTATGTATATTATAAAGTATACCTTATTAGCAAACAATAAAATTGAGGTATTAATATTTAGGATGAGAATAAAGCAATCATTTCTTTTTGTGTTTGGGCACAACATCCGGTGCCAATACCTAATTGTTTTTTGTTGGAATCAATGGAAGCTATTGAGCAGTAGTATCTTCCATCTACTTTGATTAATAGTTCACAAGGGATACTCTCTGATTTGAGTAATTTTTTACCTATAATGCAGACTTCTGTCATGCAACACCAGCCACAGTGATTACAGGGGTCCCCCATTGAGGGTTTGATATTTTCGGCTGTACAGATTAAGTTAGCAAGGTTAGTCATTATGTGACTTTTTTCCATTGTGCGTTATTAGGCCACCAAGAAGGTTCACTATCACCATCTATAGTCATTTCAAGCCCTTCTTCAACCTCTCTAACTGTTACATAAGTCCAGTTCTTTGCTGTAGTTTCTTTATATTTCCAACGACCTTGTTTTGTTGGGTATGGTCTTTTTTGTCCACAACAATAACAGATTGCAATATCGTCTTTTTTAGTCATCAAATAAAGACTTTTTGTTGTAACCTCTTACCTTAGCAGAGGCGTAATCATTGCGCTTGTTGTAAAATACAACTAAATCTTCAGGGCCGTAAAATCTAGCTAATTGATAGAAGTCGTCCATAGTACCTTGTACTGTCTTATCTCCTTCTGTAATAAGAACTGCCCACTTGTCAGGAACTCCAGGCGTGGTGTAAGTGAATTGGAATGTGTAGGTTTTGTTGCCGTGTGTCACAACCCATTCTTTGCTCATCAATGATCTCCATTGTTGGTATTCTTTAGAGAATGGTTATTTCAAAATCTTTGTCAATTTGGAATAGTATCCATCTACTACAAGGATCAGCAGCACTAATCAGTAACCAAAGTCCTCGTTGTTGGGAGAATTGTACACTATTTGATACCTTTATTATTTCACCTTCTCCTCCCCACTGCTTGATTCTTTGTTTCCCTTTAGCTGTACGTCCTGTTAATTGTACCTTATCTCCAATTTTAATTTTCATTCAAACCTTTTTAGCACTCTGTAAAGTAGTAATCATTGCTGTCTATAAAACCTCTTTGCATAAGTTCTGTAGCGGCATGATCCCAATCAATGCAACTATGAGGCCATTCTGCTAGATTATCCAACGCACCTGTACTTTCTGCATGATTCATAGCGAACATTAAATCTGATGGAAACTTACCTACATAGCGTTCTTCAACATTATAGTAATCTATGTCCAAGTCAGCACCAGCTTCAAATACATCAGAACTTAAATTAGAGATCATTACAAAATTTTGGTAATCCCAGTACTCTTCGTCTATATGTTCTTCACTGATGTATCTATCTGGTATACCGTCCCAGCTTTGAAACAAAAATTCTGGATCTTCATCTTTTTCATCAAGCTTTTCGTAAAGGTTTAAACAAGCTTGATTGAATTCATCGGAATCAGAGTAGTCATCCAAATTTAACCATTCAATACTGGCCAATCCTTCAACGTGTTCAAACTGAATTCCGACACAAACGCTAGGGGATCTATCAAACATGTCGTTCTCCTATAGCCATTCCCAATACCAAATCCATCCATCTGACATTTTAGCTGTTTCACCTTCTGGTAGTAACAAGACTAACCATTTTAGGAAGTTTTTTGCTATTGCCTGTCTTTTGTTTGTGTGTCGGTATTGTATAAAATCTTGATAAGGAGTGTTACTACAAGAATCAATTCCAGTTTTTATGGCTACAGGACATCCAAAACAATCAGTAGTTGGAAACTCTCTGCATAAAGGACAATTTTCTGATCCGTTATCTATACCACCGTAGTATACGATGCGATGCCATTTGGCTATTGCACCTCTTAAAGCTTTTAAGGTTCTAGTGTCCATTTAGGCATCCATTATACGTTTAGCGACAAAGAAAGGCCAGATAATACCGATTACTACTGATCCTACAAATACAGCACTTTTAGTTGCTAAAGGACTGGTGTCAGATGCACCAACAGCGAAAGGTATAATCCATACTGCCCAAATAGTAGCAAGTACTATTAAGGTATCAATTACCAGATCCATGTCAATCTCCTTGTTTTTTAAATTCATAGTCAGCTACAAGTTCTGGTGCTGTAGCTAGGAAAAGTTCATCAATATCAAAATGAACAAAGTTTCTACCTTGCATACCTTGTTCACTGTAGTCCATGTCGGCTGTGGTAATTCCATTTTCTTGTAGATAGGCCTTCAGACATTCGAGGAATAGTGGGTCAGTGTAGATAAGTCCGTCTTGTGTAACATCCCAATCTTTCTTATTGAAGTACACACATAGATCACCGTATGTGTTCTCATCGTTGATCCAATCAATTTCTATACCTATTACCGGTATTTCAGTGATTCTATCAGACCAAATACCTTCACCGCTTGTAGGGAGTGTGGGAAACTTCTCCACTATAGATCCCCTACAAATACAAAGACTATTTCTCCGGGTTTCATATGTCTGATTTTAATGCTGTTCAGGACGTTGACTACGACTTGATATTTATAGTTTTTAAAGTAGTCTGTAATCTTAGCTTCCGCTCTTTGTTTAGCGACTGTTTCATTGACATCTGAAAGAACTAGAACTCCTTCAGATACAGGGCCATCAAAAGTTACTACGAAAGGCGCAGGCATGTTTATCTCCTTTTGTTGTGTGTTGTCATATATATAATATAAAGTATACCTAAGCTGTATACAACAAAATTAAGGTATTAATGCTGAGGTGTATCGGAATTGTCTCTCTTATTAAGTTCTTGTAAACCTAGTAAGTATTTGATGATCTCTTCACTGATTGGAAGGTATGATTCTTTCGGTGTGTTCATCATTAACAGACCATTAATTTTGACGATCAGATTTACGGCACTACCTACTGCGACTAAAAGATTATTGTCTTTTTGTATTTCTTCCATAATCATATCTGTGGATTGAAAGAATAGACTTTTGATAGATTCTTCAGGATTTTTTCGTATTCTAGTAATTTCTTCATTGACTAATTGGGCTACGGATTCTTCGTTTTTTGTAGTCACTACATTAACTCCTTCAGCTAAGTTATTGGATAATAACGATATACTTATATTATATAAAACTTAAAAGAAAACCGCAACATTTTCTACGATTATACTTTTTGCTTGATCCATAGCAATAAGGACAGGAATCCCGTGATCTTAAGTTTGCTATTCTTAAGATTTGTAGTATGCTTGTGTTATATATAAAGTTGTCCGTAAGAGGAGACAGCCAAATGAAAATCTTAAATAGGTCACAAAAGGTATCGAAAGTAGAGTATTTCTTGATCTTCGATCTCATTGACCAGCCAGATTCCTATTACAGGTATCTTTGCGATATCGAGGGAAACGTTTTCGTAGATCAGTTGAGTGATACTGCCTTTGCTACCTATGAAAGGTGTCTTTCAGGTGATCTGGAAGTTTCCAATCCTTATGTGGAAGAGATGCGTATGGATTACACTGCCGCAGCTATAGGTCAGTGTGATTGCGGAGAACTTGTAGTCTTAGATTCTTATGGTAATGTCTGTTCTAAGTGCGGCATTGAATATGATATTGAAGGAGATAAGCTCTTAGTTCAACGTATTGCTTAAATCTCAACAAAGAGCATAGTTTCTGATAAAGATCTATGCTCTTCCTACCTAAGGTATTAGTGTAATAGATTGTACCTTGCCTGTATTGCAAACTCCTTTAGATAAAACTATGCTTTATATAACAGCAATACATAATCGTTGCTGTAGCATAAAATCTTAGAAATAACTGGAGAAAGTATTATGGCTAAAATGCGTTACACAAATGAGCAGGTGTCAAAAAAGCTGGGAAAGCATGCTGATGACTACAGCAAAGCAGGTATCCAGTTTCTTCGTTCTCGTCTGAATGGCGGTTCCGGTGAATTTGCTGAGAAGGTGGTTGATCTGTTGGTACATAACAAGGTCAGTACCCCTGAGAGTCTGAATGATCGTATGCAGAAAGCTTTCGGACGTATTCCAAATCCTGCTGCTACTGTTGTCATCCTCTTGGGTCGTGTCCCGACTGGCGGCATCAAAGAAGGTTCCCGTATCGGTCTCACTGCTACTGCTCTGAATCAGGAGCAGGGGCGCATTCAGAAGGTACTTGCAAAAGCACTGACTGAAGGTGAGTTCTATAAGAACCATGTCAAATCAAAGAAGGATGCTGCTGCGAAACCAGCGGAGAAGAAAGTTACTACTCCAAAGGTACCGAAAAAGAAGGCTGCGGCCACTGAAAAAGTAGCAGAAAAGAAGGTATCTTAAGGTATTCCTTGAGATATAAGGGTACTGTCATTTATACGGCAGTACCCTTTTTGCTTTTAACGGGAGAAAGATATGGATATGGCTAAGTTACGAGAGTTGAAAAATGCTCATAAAACAAGAATGGAGATGTATGCTGAGAACATCACAGATTACATCGCAAAGGAAGGGAATAGCCCAAGCGACTATCTATCACATAGGCAATGTATGGAATCTTATCATCGTGGTGCTTTTGATGCTTATGAAGAGATCGAAAAGATGCTCTGCAGGTATAATTAATTATGTTTATGTGTGATTGCAGTACCTGATAGTTACAAGGATGGGAGATACAGTATTGCTAATGTAGGTATAATGGAGGTGGATGATGAGTGATCTTAGATTCGATAATTTTATGAGGTCTATGAATATAGATCCAGATCATTGTTCAGAACTTGATGATAATGATCTATTACTTATACAGTTTTGTAGAGCAGCATGGAATGAGCAACAGTTCGTAATTGATCTTTTGAATACTAAGATCAAAAGCTTCCATTCCGCATTTCACAATCTTACAACTTTTGATAGATAGAGGTTAAGATTATGTTGGTATTAATACATGCTTCTGAAACACCAGGTAAAGATAAACTAACTTTCGGTGAGGATATAGATGCTTTGCTCCGTATTGTTAAACCAAAGTTTTTGCGATTTCAGTATAATGCTTTATACGGTGCTGAAAATGGTAGTTGGGTCTGTGTTCTCGAAGCAGTAAAATCTGTTGAGGTATATGATCGCAGTTTTGGATTACCTTCTTATGCTGATGAGGTAAAACGTCTGAGAGAGTATGCTATGAATTTACAGAACAAAGGAGGCCTTCAAACCTATTATGACGGTGAAGAGGAAGGCGGTTTGATGGAAGAAGAGAACATTATAGAAAGAATGCATGAGCAAGAAGGTGAAGTAATAAGTCTGAGGGTTGATCAATAATATAAAGGACAATAAAAATGAAGAAACAGCTATTCTTTTCTGAGAATTTAGAACCTTTTGCAGCACATTGTATAAGTAGATGGTTTAAGACTTGTGAAGAAGCAGAAGGTCGAATTGAACTTGAGGATGCATGTGCTAATTTTTGGTTTGGGATGAAAGCATTCACTCAATTAGGTATTGCTTGTTCTAATAATAAAGGTCGTCCTGGACCTACACATTTTACTGTAGTTCTATCCAATGAGAAAGGTAGGATAGCTGAGTACATTAAATCTAAGATAGACATCAATCCCATCTTAGATAATCATCCATTGTTTCGTTTTTAGGATAAAGGTATGTATGAACCTAAGGTACATTTGAGAGATAGAAAAACTGAGAGGTACGAGTATTTCGATTCTCCTCATATCTATAATGCTATCAAGAATAGTAACTGGACTCTCTGCCATCAGATTATGTTTGATGAAAGGATTACGGATGATCTAAAGAAGGTAACTTGTAAAGATTGTTTAGGGAGATTGGAACATAGATTCTGTTTTACAGCTATTGAGATAAATGGAAGTACAGATCGAGAAGAGATTCATTTCTGTATAGACTTTGAACAGCCTCCAGAGGATCTAATGTTCGTTGCTAAGCATTGGGTGATCAATCATTTAGATTGTTCTAAGAAATGGACAGTAGAACGAGATTACTTTGCGGAGAAATTATAATGAAAGAACGTAATGTACTGTTACAAGATTTAGGCAGTTGTTACAAGGTATTGTCTGTAGATTATCCTGCTTTCTGGCCTCATGTAGGAGATAGTGTTTCAAAATCAGAAGTTAAATGGCTGGAGTGGAGAGGCTGGAAGGTCATCATTCAGGGTAACCCATAATGAGTTCTCCAAAGTTTATAGCTACGGTAATGAATACTAATTTTTGGGGTAACAGATTAGAAATAGAGGTAACAACAGAGTGGAAGATAGACGATGCACCTTCAGTAAAGGTATTAGAGGCTGCAATAGAGAACTATAAGAAAAGAACGGATGTACTTTGGTATATAGATTATGCTTCGTACTCACAAGATTTTGTAGAAGGTGTTGTTACTATAGATATTAAGATATTCAGAATTATGGAAGATGTGGTTGTTGATAATCTGTATGGAATTATAGAGCATATGATTACAGGAGATCAAAAATGAAGATTTGGATCTTACAGAGGGCTAGTATGATATTGGCTACATCTACTAGAAGAAAGACTTTAGAAGATCTTGTGTTCTCTGATTTCGTAAAGAGAAAGGATTATAAGATTATAAAGAGTTCAGTTAATGCAGATCTGTGTTATGTAGTTCATAAGGATACAGGTATTGTAGAGTATGAGCTGCTTAGATTTAAGGTATTATGATGGAAGATCAAGTTTATGAATCTATGAGAAAGATTTACATGAAGTTTAAAGGAATAGGCTTTGATACAGAGTTGAAATATAATGTAATAAAGGTATTACCATTCGATCCGTATCAAGTAGATGATCCACCAAATCTGTATATGACTGTACAGCAATTGTTATGGTCATACTTACCTAAGGAAAATCATGCTGCAATGATCTACTTTATAGATTATGTATTAAGTACCGTAAACATATCTGCTGAAATAGATTTCAACTTGTTTCAGAACACACTAGATCAACACAGAGGAAGAATGAAATGAAGGTATGGTTATTAGAGGATGTAGAAGGTGGATGTTTAAAGATTTCTAAGAAGAAAAAGAAGTTGATTAAGTATGTAGAAGATTTAGATCTGTATGAGACTGAATATGATTGGACACAGTCTGATAATCCGGATATTATATATGCTCTTTGTAAGGTGACTGCTGAGATCGATTATGCATTGGTAAGGTATGAGTTATTGTAATTGCTACCAGCATAGTGTTGCTAATATAAATTGGTGACGTTATGTTTTATATAGCAGTGACAAATGTATAAGGAGAATAGGTATGAGATTTCATGTTGGAAGGCATTATAAATGTAAGGATGGAAACATGATGCATATTCTATGCACTATTGGTACAGATATTTATGGTCATACCATGCTTGCTGAGTTTATGGATGGTACTATTGAACCTGTAGGTATGAGTGCAGAGTATTGGGAGGAGATAGATGATCTACAGGAATGGTACGATAAGATCAACATACTGCATCAGAGGTAAGAGAGTATGAGATTTCAAGTAGGTAAGTATTATGAGAATACTGTTAATGGAAATATGCTGCATGTTGCTGGTGCTATAGATACGGAGATATATGGTTGTCTAATGATTGCTGAGTTTATGGATGGTTTGATTGAACCTGTAGGTGGTACTTATTCTGATGCAGAGGGTTGGCAAGAGTTAGATGATATAGGGTTATGGGATTATAAGATTATTCAACTCCAGAAGAAAAGATTATGAGTTACCGATTATAGATTCTGATATCTATCCTGAATGGGAACAATCACAAGATTAAAAGATTTAATGATTCCACAAGTAAAGAAGAGTAAGAACGGTAATTCTAGAGTATTAGTAGTATGAGTAATGAGAGTATAAGGGTAGTAGATTCTATATAGATCATACTCTCTTATTTATATTCGTTGTAGTAGAGTATGTGAGACTGTATATAAGATCAAGGAGTATAGGGTTTAGTTGTATAGGTATATGTTGTAAGATTATAAGGTATAAGAATAAGATCATAATGTAGTCTATATCAGATCATTTCGTTAGATTCCCCAGATTATAGCAAAGATTGTCCATATATAGGTAAATATGACTGTATAGGGCCCAAAAACACAGAAAACCATAGAAAAACACAGAATTGGGCCCACTATATGGATTGACACCGTGTATGACCCAACCACAGGGATCATGGATAATCCTGATCATGATCTTGTGCCATGGCTGTGATTAGGTATAGTCAACGTCCAAGATCATTGGGTTGGGTTGATCTATGTCCAAGATCACGGATAGGTATACTCAATGTCCATGGGCAGGTACTGAGTACACCTAATCATGATCTGTAAGGAATCTGTGTCCAAGGCAGTAACTAATCTACACCAATAGGTATTGGTGTAGTCTAGTCTAGTTGTTTAATAGATTGGATAGGGCCTACTGCATAAAGTATTGCGCCAATCATATGCCCATGGATTATGACTTAGTCAATAGACCCTTGGCTACCTGGATAAGGCAGGTACGTATACCTTGGTTCTTTAGTCTACACCTGAAGTATGATTCAACCAGCTCCATGATCTTTCGTTTTAAGTCTGACATAATAGATCTCCTTCGATCTTATTGAGGTACTAATTTGCATATTAACACCTTTGACCTTACACAGCACATATCGGTTGTTATATACTTTATATAGTAATACACGACACATAAGGATAAATGACATGCTCTCACAAGTACACAAAGCATCCTGGGATCTTTTAAATGATAAGTGGTATCAGTGGTTGACAGACGCAGAGATGGCAGTCTGTGATCATACTTATATGGATGATGGATCTTATGCAGGTCCAGACAGTGGACGCGAGTTTCTACTCTGCACTAAATGCGGCCATACCGTAGATAACATCTACTATTAGGAGATCGAAATGTGTATCACCTGTCCAATCTGTCACAGTGATATAATAAAGTATCACAAAGTCTTTCACAAAGGCCGTTGGTGGAGTCGTTGCATCAGTGGAATAGATCACGGTGTCCTAGTCATGCCCTCAGGTAAAGAGGTAGATATAGGTGTGACGTACACGTTGCTGTACTTCGATGATGAAGGTAACTTTGCTTATGAAGGTGAAGATTATATCGAAGGAAAGATCGAACGTCAGGTTTTAGTTTAAGGAGAACAGCATGGCTGATTTTAAATATGAATTAAGAACTAAGGACGCTACTCTGAAGATGAAATTCAGTGATAAAGCCTTCCGGCAAATATTACTGGATATACCTGGTACATGGGGCACTGTTCGTTATAGAGGTGAAGAGCATACCAGCCGTAAGTACACTGTCATTGAGGATAGTAAGCTGTCCATGCCAGGTGGTCATATATCAGCGTTCTTCTGGAAAGATGATTACTTTGTTGAGGTGAAAAAATAACATGCCCCAGACCTATGTAAAACTCACTGCTACCTATCCAGCCAATGAGGATAGAACGTATACCTATACGAAGGAAGCACTTGTTGATATAGATACTTGGAAAGAGGATCCTGAACCATCACAGTATTTCGTAAAGCAGGAAGGTGTAGAGTATAAGGTAGATGGTATAATAGAGGTTACATCTCATGCAGGTATACTACCTGATACCTGGTACCACGTGTAAAAGATTAAGTTGTTTGGTTAAATTGGTGTTGCTATGCTTTATATAGCAGTAACGACACACGAGGATAACTAAAATGATTGCAGAAAAGATTATCAATGGTTTGGATGACATAACGGTATCCGGTAAGCATGGTTTTTCACGTTGGCATCATTCTAAACTTGAAGAGTTCTTTAAAGGTCATAACGCTGATATGAGAAAGCAGATCTTTATAGGATACTACACTGGTCCAAGTGACTTTGGTGGAATGAGAATTTCTGAGATTGTTTCAATGGCGCATATTTGTAAGATTGACATCGCTCCATTTGTCAAGACGCTAGCGTTCATTTCGATAGATGAGGTTATGTTAGATGATGAGATTGCAGCTTTTCAAGAGTATGTGAAAACATTATAAGGAGAATAACGTGGCACGACCAATACACACGATAGCAACAGAGATCAGAGGTACATGGTCTAAGGTTAACTATGCTGCTGAAACATATCTAGAAGCTATGGGCAGTCTGACTAAAATCACTGACAACTATGGTTATGACAGTGGGAAGAGTATTGTGTTGTACTTCCTCAGCAATGCAGGTAGCTGGCGTGGGGAAGATGCAAGGCGTATTAAGAAAGAATTAAAGGAGCTGGTAAAATGAGTGATCACAAAGATCCTTGTACGCATCGAGAGTTGTTAACGTTGTCGGTTATATATTTTATTATAGGATTTGTGGCAGGATGGCTTGCCCATATCTACTCCCTTAGATTGATTTAGTGTTGGTGAGTGTGTCGTTGACTCTGTCCTAGTGGCAGAGTCTTTTTTACCTCTAAAGAAGTCATGGATAAACCTTTTGTATTAGTACCATGGAAAGCAGCATATCAATGTCGGTTGTTATATACTATATATAACAGTACACGATACAGGAGATTAAGGTGATAATCATATACAGATCAAAGCAGAAGCCACCACGTATCTGGAAATACAAGATATGGAAAAATGGAGAGCTGATAGAGGTACGAGAGGTAAACAAAGAATATAATGATTATACTGTACGAAAGATGTGTAAGGAGTATGGTATTTCAGAAGATGAGATCATGGATGTATAGTTTATAACCGACTTGTTTTAAGGTACTACAATTAAGGCATGTTCGATCACAGGAGAAAAAGCATGGTAAATTTGAAAAGTCGTAGTATAGGTATAAGTGCGTTTGATATTCTTAAAGCATTCGTTGACCTTGTAGTCGTAGCTGTTGCATGTTTCACACTCTTAGCTTTACTCTCAGTTGCAGCACCGGTATAGAACGAATCTAAGGTTTAAATCATAATTAATCAGGATTGTTGTAGTGACAGTCCTTTTTTACCTTTCCCCTCTTTCCATGGATAGGTGTATCCAACCTATGCCCAAATACCTAATCATGGGCAATCCATGGTATAGATTTAGAGTATTGACCTAGATCAGGATACGGTAGGAATTTGCATAATAGCACCAAGATTAGCTTGTATTTCAGGATGGTTGTTATATACTATATATAGTAGCAAATTTGCTACAGATACCAACGTCACAGGAGACGATGATTATGGCAACACTAAAAGTACGTTTAGCTAATCTGGACCTCGCAGCATCCAAGTGGAAGGTAGATGTTAAGTCCTGGCCTCGCGGCTTGTCCTCAGTATCCGCATTGCTTGGTTCTGCATTGTGTCGTCCAGCACATCCAAACGGTGTGAACGCAGACGAGATTCTGAAGCGTCTTGCAAAGAACACTGTAGCGGTCAACAAGGAGTTGGCAGCAGAGTTTCAGGAGGTTTTCAAGGTGAAGCCTTCCATTACGAATCTCTCAGCAGTCCTTGCATTTCGTGTACCGAACAAGATCACTCAGACCCTTCCCCGTCGTGGAAAGAAGGCTACTGATCTGTATGCGAAGATCTGCACAGCTCTCAAGTTCGAAGCCCATCGTAAGGGCACAATGAACAAGCAGCTTAACGTGGTTGAAGATCCCGCAGCATACGTGGCTAAGTATGCGGCATCTCTCAAGCCAAAGGCCCCACGTACAGCACGGCCGCCTAAGAAGGCTGCTAAGACTGTAGCGAAGGTAGCTGCAAAGTCTGCGTAAAGGAGACGCAATAAGATCAGCACATGGACGTGCTGTTCTTTAAGGGCTCTGTATATCCATGGAAACTAAAAGGGAGGAATCTAATCATGGATAATAACTAATCTAATGACCTAGATCATTGCATCCTAATCTAAACCTTATATTTAGGTTTTTATGAGGCAGATCATTGCATCTCGATCTAATTCCCGATAACCACGATTCCTATGACCTAGATCATTGTATTCCAATCTAGCCATGGATATCCAAGGTTACGTGACCTAGATCAGGGATCCATGGATTAGGTAAGGTTAAATCCAATCTGTATGGGATCTTGGCTTGACAGGTAACTCCTCAGGTTTCAGACTCCGGAGGAGGCGCTTTCTGATCTTGGATATGGGTTATTTGATCTGTAAGGAATCAAGGTCTTAATAGTAACTCCTATCCAAGGTAGATTTTAAAGGGTCCATATATAAGGGTAACTGAGATCAAGGGGACTCTATTTCGATTTGTAAGGAATACGGGTTACTGTAGTAACTGCCACAGAGCAGGGTCTATATAAGGGTCTATATAAGGGGCGTATATACGGGGTTGCTATATAGCGTTATAGCATGAGAGTACACAGCAGAGAGCAGCACAGAGCAGGGTATGCAGCACATAGCAGAGAGCACACAGTACACAGCATACAGCAGAGACTAAGCAGACCAGACGTGTTGTAGTGCGTTGTGTGCTTAGATCATAGTGTAGTGATACTAGTACATAGCACAGTGATAGAGCGCAGCTTACACAGCACTACACAGTGTTATATAAGATATATACAGCACATGACACAGTGCTAGACATCAAGCAATAAAAAACCCATACCAAGTGGCATGGGCTATATAGTGGCTTATGTGGTGACTAGTGGCCGATGATTCCAACATAGTAAAGTTTACCATTATAGCGGAGTTCTGAACGGGTGATAAATCCACCTTGTTCTGCTAATTCTCGCTTGAGTTCATGGTATGCATTGCGGATAGAATCCACTTGATTAGAAAGAAACATAACTTGCTGGCCTTTAAAATCTCTATCTACATATTGAACTAATACGTCAATGGATGGTTTGTTGCTGGTGAGTAAGTTTTTCATGTTGGCTTGTCCTGTGTGGTGACACGTCCCTGTGTCAGTGTGGTTGTGGGTTATGCTGTTTTCTTAGCTGGCCGTTTCTTGGTTGTTGGAGCTGGTTTCTTGTCACGCTCCAAACGCTTGGCAAGCAAGTCGGCAAAGTGAACAGGGCGCTCAAGTTCTGTCTTGGCTGTTCTATGGTGTGTCATGTCTACATGGTGTGCAAGTTCTGCATATAGAGCAGTTGCCGCCTTTCCTACCCTTGGCAGGGTTTGACTGATTTTTCTGGGATGCCGGAATGCTAAGATAGCGGCAGTATTCCAATCAGTAACGGCACAATTGAAAACCTTTTTTATCTGTTGTGCCATTGGTTCAGGGATGGATATGCCACTTTTCAAGATGTCAAGAATATTCTTGGCATTTTCAGCATTAACATGGGCTGGCCGCTTGAGTGCGCTACCAAGTAATGAAGCAGTAGACATCATGCCATTAGGCCACTTTTTGACACCAGCATAGCCAATCTTATCGGCGTATAAATTGATGTTTGCTAGTCTGATTTTGAGATCGGTGTTCATTAGTGTTTCCTTATATTAGTGTGTCGTTATATTAGCAGTCCATTATTGAGTGGCGGCATTTCCTTTGCCTATCTATATAGTAGCAGATTCCGTGCCAAAAAAAATTGTCAATAAAATCAACGAGTTAAAAGTGCTTGACATCTAGCAAAACACCAAAATGTGACCAAAATTGTCACATTCTAAAAAACTTCAATAAAATCAATTAGTTACCGATACCAAAAATTGTCAGAAAGTGACCAAAATTGTCAATAAATAATATCTATAATAGTATCTTCTAATATAGTATATTAGTATATTCTAATTCACGGCGCACTTTTTTTACGAGGGAGCATACTCAAATGCTCGACATCTAGCAAATGGCCCTCAACTGGGACTTATATATTATACATATTGCGTACCCTACTCTTACTATATACCTAATAATCAGATCTATATTTACAAACTCTATACTCGCATACCCGCATCTGGTATCCAGATTACCATATACCTATCCCCTCCCAGCCACATACCGCATACCTACACACCTTTTACCCACATACCTATTGATCTATCCTGATCTACTGATGTTCACAAGGTATAGGCATCCATAGGTATATCCATAGGTATGGACACAACCTTTCAAACTTTGAACCTTACTACACTTGTATATCTACATCTAAGAAGATCTGCGAATCATACCTGTGTTATACCTATTAATGATCTAAGTATGATCTGTATTATATCTGATGATCTGAAGATGATCTAAAATAGAGGTGTACCGGTCGTACCATGATGCATGGATGGGTGTGCCTTTGATCTGTGTTCGATCTATATAAGGTTGCCAGCCTCTACAGGGATCTGGGAATATGAAGATTGTAAAATTTTTTCCAGATAAATTTCGTATGATTTTGAAATCTATGATTCTAGAGGATTTAACTGATCTATAGTAACTCTTAATTCAGAGATCTTCTTTTTCAATCTATCATTCTCTGCACTTACATCTACTCGTAGAAAAACAATCTCTGTATTCAATCTTTTGATCTCAGCTTCTAGTTCTACACTTCGATCTGCTTTAACCTTTTCAGCATCTATCAACCCCTGTAGAAAGATATTCGCTGTTTCTAAATCTCTTAGCTTGATCTTAGACATTTCGTTCTCTTCGAACAATCTAGTATAATCAGCCTTAATATCTTGTATAGCCTGAATCATCTCTTCCATAATCTATTACCCCTATTTTAGTTCTAGTAAATGTTTAGAATATACATGGTACTTCCACCACGGAAATTCTTTGTATTTGTGAGTTCGATCTAATGCATGTGTTAACCACGGAGCAGCAGGTTCAGAATAGTTCTCTTCCTGATACTTGATCTCTTTAAACACTGATTGTCTTAAGATCAGAATCTGTTTCTGTAACTCATGCATCTCCACAACACAATCTTCTAATGCAAGAGCAAGGACATCAATCAGTTCTTCATCTTCCATTATAATTCTACAACTTCATTTTCATAAATTGGTGAACCATAAGTTGGTGGTTCTTTATCGCCATCACATTTAGGACAATAAAGTTCTGCAACTTGGCGTACTTCACCTGATCCGGCACAAGTGAACATTGGGTTCCATATCGAACGTCCAGTCCCTACAAATCGCATAACAGTACCACATTTTATATGGACACCTTTTTTATCAATTTGCCCTTTGTATTTATCTACTGAACGTTTAGTAAAATATCCCATACCTATCCTCCTAAAAATCTCCAGTTGTGCATCTGCATACAGCTTTAATGATCTTTCCAGATACAAGTTCTGAATAACCTTGTCCAGCAAACTGAGGACAATGATTCCATTTGTCTTTATGCACAAGGACACCTTCGTTATAACATTTTATTGTTTTCCAACCGTACCCACTTTCCCCAGGTTTACCACAAGCGAAAATAGGTAAACACAATAAAATAATAATAATCTTATACTTAATCACTTTTAACATCCAAATCTAATAAACCACATTGTTCAGTATCATTACCCCATTTGTTATCAAGGTAACAATAACGATCTTTATTACAAGGATGGGTACAACCATAGATACGAAGTTCTTCTTCACCATCCCAGATCTCATCGTAATCATGATATTCACAATCCCAATAATTGATTATCATGTTTCAACTCCGTATAAATTATTCATTATGGTATTGCCACAGTACAGCATTGCAGTAAGCATGTACTGCACCTATGGTCATACCAGTATTGTGATCATGATGTAGATGTATTGGCCATCTAAAAAAACCAGGAGGAAATAAATACCTTGTTACATTTAATCTTCTTACATCTTCAGCAGGTGGACCTGTCAAAGGTTCCTTGCAATACCAGCAGCAGCCATTTTGCCGCTTTATATATTTTTCTCGTACTCTTGCCCGTTCAGCAGATTTCAGATTATTATAATTTACAGGTAATTTTAACTCAGCCATGTTACAAGACCTATCGCTTTCTTTATAAGTTGTATAAATTATACCTGTACTTTTATAATCTTTGCACATGTACAAAAATAGGAGTTCCTATATTTATTGCTTGCAATGCTCATATGATTTATTTTATACTGAAGCTGCATTAAATAGTATTGTTTGAATTTAGTGTTGATTCTCCAGTGCTTGAACCCATTAGGCCCCACTACTCCAGACGGGGCCTTTTTTTCCTTCCTAACTAATCTTTGCTCTTGTAATTTGCAGGCGCGTGTTATATCTTTTATATACTTCAGGTATAATTAAATGTAAGAGATATGTATACATACTGCTTTTATGGTAAATCCAACAATGCTGTAGAGTTAGAGATAACTACACCTAACTACCAAACCTTTACAGAACTGACTATTCCAGATAGTGCTAAAGAAGGTCATGTAGATACATATTACTTGGGGACGCAGGTAAAGATTTGGGTACTAAGAAATGAAAGCTGTTGGATGTTCGCAGTCGGGCAAATAGTAAAAGGAAAAGGAATACCTGGTAATTGGATTATCGACATACAGCAACATCACGCCTCAAAAAGCAAGTCTGCAAAACTCCGTATACAATCTCACACTCCCATTATTATAAGGCGCCATGATAAACAAAAAGATATTAGTATACCAGAAGTTCAAAGACTTCAACGAGCCTGATCCTCCCTTTGAGGGTTTAGTGCTTGAAGATTTTAGAAGCCGTTGGTTAATAGAATATAAACGAACCGACGGTACAGCTACTAAGCGTAAAATTTTAAAAGCATGTTGTTCTTCGCAATCTATAGAAGATCATGTAAAGAAACTGAAAAAACGTAGGCAATTAAAACCTAAAAAGATTAAACAGAGAAAAATTACTACATGAGAATTTGGAATAAATGATGACTGATTTATATCAAAGAGATGGATTACCAGAGCCAAAGATGAATAAATCAACTGCTTCATTGCCCGGTGTAACAAATATAGAGGCTCGAAAGTGGATTAGATATTCGTATCGGCATCTTCGCACGAATACGTCAGATATACCTGATGTGGTACTTGATTTTATTCTAGCCTCGACTTTAAACGCTCTTGACAAGTTAAATAGTGAATGAGAAAGGTAATCACTACATGAGTATTTGGAATAAACGAACACCAATGTGGGTAAAGATTAGACTATGGTGGCATAGGCAAATATGTCATGAATTGCACACCAAGAAAAATGAATTTCATCCTAGCTTAAATATGGATAAGAGCATAATGAAGCATATGTGCAACTGTGAAAAAGATAGATATTTAGCCGATTTATCAATAAGACGTAACCAAGCACATCTACAAGACATGGAGAACTTTAAGTAATGCATAGTATAACCAAAAGTTTTGATTTCTGTTACGGACACAGAGTTTGGTCACAGACCTTAGATCCTGCGCTCTCTTGTAACGCACCTTGTAAATGTCGCCATCTACATGGTCACCAAGGTAAAGTAACTGTCAAGTTAATGACCCACAAACTAAAAGATGGTATGGTGACAGACTTTCATCACCTTGCATGGTTTAAAGAATTCTTAGATGACTACTTAGATCACAAAATGATCTTTGATGAAAACGATCCTTTCTTACCTAATTTTTTAATGGGTTACAGTGTTTGGCCTGATCAAACAAATACACTATCACCCTGGGCAACTGCATACTTTGAACCCCTACCTATTCACGGTAGTAATCTCGATACTTACACTCTCAAATACTTCCCGCAGCATAGTTTAGACCTAAACAAAACACCATTAGAAAAAGAAATCCTAGAAGGTATGGTGTTAGTCAATTTTATTCCTACTTCAGAAAACATCGCCGCTTTCCTTTACACTGTGATAGAAGTTAGAATGAACGGTAAATTTTCAGGTTGGATAAAATCTGTAGAATTCAATGAAACTCCTAAAACATCTGCTGTATTTGAGGCTCCTTAATGTTTGGTAAAAATGAAATAACAAAACCTACAAAAGTGTATGTTGGGTATTTAAATGTAAACTCGATATTCTACACTATTCAAGGGGAAGGACCTTTTGCAGGTGTTCCAGCGTTATTCATTCGTTTGCAAGGATGTAACTTACAATGTTCTTTTTGTGATACTGAGTTTAGTTCAGGAGTTCCTTATGATCTTGAAGAGTTATTAGGGGAAGTAAAGAAATCTTCTATTGCACACCAAACTTGTGTTTCCCCTCTAGTAGTCATTACGGGCGGTGAACCTTTATTGCAAGCTGACATTGCAAGGTTAGTGAAAGGGCTTGTTGATGAGGGTTACAGGGTACAGATAGAGACAGCAGGAACAGTGTTTCCTATCGAATTAGAAAATCGTCTGAACGTTAGATTTTACGGTTCTGCTGTTACCATTGTATGTAGTCCTAAAACCAAACATTTGAATAAAAGAATTATTCCATATATCAATGCCTATAAGTATGTACTGCAAGAAGGCTTTATTTGCAGTGCTGATGGACTTCCTTATTTTTCTTCTGATCAAGATTTAGTGGCAAAGGTAGCAAGACCTGTAATAGGTGCTGAGGTATATGTTATGCCGTGTGATGCACATGATGTAGAGAAAAATAAAAAGAACATTGAAGCAGTGGTAGAGGTGTCTCAGAAGTTCGGTTATCGTCTGTGTTTACAGCTCCATAAAATCGTAAATGTAGAGTAAATGCATGGTATTAACAGCAGGAAAAAATTTTATTATTTGTTATATATTTGCTATAATGTATAGCAATAATACATCAAAATTTATGTGTATTTAAGTCTTTAAAGAAAGGAGTTTAAAATGGGATTAGTAAGAGAGCGAGTCTCTTTAAACAAGGTAAATCAGGCTGTAAAAGGACGCAGGGCTCAACTACAGTCCACTACAGCTGGAAAGTTTTACAAGAAAGATAAGAAGCGTAAGAATAGCGTGGAACTGACAACTAATCAGGTTAGTTACATGTTTGATGTTACCCCTATGACAGTGTACAACTGGCGACAGGGTAGAGACTTACCTTACTATCATTTAGGCGGTGGTCAGAAGCCTCCGGTACGTTACGATGAAGGTTTAATTCTCCAGTGGGCTGAATCTCACGGCATCGTTATCTATCACGACGATTACATAGAGCATTAAAATAACTACCTTGCCTAACAGGTATATGTTTAAAAGTTAGGCATGATTTTTAGTACTGGAGAATACAATGAAAAAGAAGCTTGCTACAAAGCCTTGCCGTACCAAAGTTGCTCGGCACAAAGAAAATTACTTTCAAAATAAGATCCGCAATCATAATAAGTGCAAAGAATCACATCCTGTTAGAACAGGTGAAGTACGTGGTCATAAATTTCATTTTGTTGAAAGACAAGGAAGTGCAGGCGTGTTTGAATGTGTTCGGTGTGACCATATAGAAGTTGTGCGTATTCGTGATAAGAAAGGTGACAAGCACATTTAGGTTAATGTTGAGGTAAAGGAAATGAGAATTTTTTGTCCGTATTGTGATCAAGAGGTGAATGATACTGATATGGTCAGATTTCAAGATGATTTGATGTGTGTTGCATGTGCTGAACTTGAGGTTTTAGGAAGTAGAGAAGAGGAGGAAAGTTTAGATGAGTTGGATTTTGAATGACTGATAAAGTAGCCCAAATTAAACAGTGGTTACCATCTTTATCTGTAGATGATCTCAGGCAGATAGAACACATGGCTTTTAAGAATCGTATTCAAAAAGGTCAAGAACATATTGCTACAGAAGAACAGCTTTTCTATGGTACTTTATCAGAAGTACTAGAATTTAAATTGCACTCCAAAATCCAACCTTTAGAATTTTATGCAAAAGATAAAAAGAAGTACGCACGATTACAGGAAGTTGTGTATTTGGTGAACGACTGGATTGAACAGGCCTTTGGTGATTTAAGTCGTATAGATAAACGTAGAGTTTATGCTTTAGCCATAGATGTAGTTGTTGAATGGGTCGAAGAAGGTCCTATTCCTTTATCTCCGCAAACGGTTCTAAATAATTTTTCTTACTTACCAGGTATTATTGATAAGAAGTTTCCTGGTTATCTACAAAATAATTTGATGCCTATGATTTTAAATGCCAGTAGGTTTACGGAGGATTGATTGGAGGAGGCATGAGAGTATTCGTTAAAACACTGGCTATAATCGATAGTTGTAAATCTACAGAGCAGCTTATTGTGGCTAAAAGCTACTTATACTTGGCTGAAATTAAAGGTCATCTTAATTGTCATGATAGCATTTTACTTAACAAACATTGGGATGCTAGAAAATGTGTGATATCGGATAAGGAGGTGTACTAATGCTTGCGTTTCTTTCAGAATGGGAAGGCATAAAAGGCATCATGTTTAATACTGATGCTGCTAAGGCAAGGTATGCATCTTACAGGGCTGCACGGGAAGCTGGTTACGGTCCTCAACTGGTTGATATTAAAATAACGCGAGCACCAGAGTATGATAACCATGTAGATCCTATGCGCGGAAAACCAGAAAAGCACAGATGCTATGTAATAGATTATTTAGTAAAACCTTCGGAGGATGAGTGATGGGACCAGAAAAAGAGGAAGTTTTCGTATTTAGCGGTGGCGGTAGTGTAGATTTTTGGAAGGATGTCAATAGCATTGATGCTAATTCAACTGGTGATGATTTTCATAATATGTTTTATGCTATCGGGTGCGCTTTACAGGAGCTAGAAGGTAACTTCGATAAAAGGTTAAAACGATTAGAAGATAAGGTTTTATCTAGAGAACAAAAAGCGCAGATGGAATGTGACCATACTTGGGTAAGTGCAAATAATGAAGTGGTTACAAATGGAGAGATTTGCATGAAATGTCTTTCTATAAGAGCAGTTCCTGACTGGATGCCTAAGAAAGGTGAATGGATGTTGGTATGGGATCTTAATGAAGAGAATGCCATAGGTGTTCAATTTGGTAGTTACGATAAAGATGCTACGAGTCCCTGGAGGGGGCAAGGAAGTGTTTGTAGGTGGAAACATGCAAAACCTTTTCCTCTTCAAGTACGATGCAATCGGTATAAAAAGGGATTGGAAGCTGCAATATTTGACCTAGTAAATAAACCAGCGCACATCACAGAGATGAACATGAAAAAAGCATTAGAGGATACATAGTATGTCAACCACAACCTATAGAGTGGATGTTCAAATTACCAAAACTCTAGAAGTAGAAATTGATGATGATTCAAATTTGAATCTTGATGTTGCAATTTTTGAAGAAGCTGAAATGAATTGTGACGGGTTAAACATTCATAACGATGATTTTGAGATTCTAGACTACAGGGTTTTAAAACCATGAAAGTATTTGAGGTAAAAACAGACTATTGTGCTAGTGACAGTAAAGAAATTATCACAGAACATCTTTACGTGACTTCGGAAGAGGACACTTTGCTATCTGTAACTGAGCATTACACAGAACACTGTGAACAATATGAAAAGGATTTAAAGAGTGTTCGTGAAATATTGGTTATCGTTAATCATATTACAAAGAAAGAGGATTGAAAGGATGACAAAAATTGAAAAATTAATAATCAGTATCATTGTTGTGATTCTATTAGGTGGTGCTGTATTAGGACTGGTTGTTGTTAATAAAATTAACCAGGCGGGAGGTGTTAAGCAAATATTGATTGACACAGGTAAAGAGGTTAAGGATATCTCTCGTCAAATTAGCGAGGATTGAGGTAAGCAGTGATGTATTTTGGGTGGTGTGATGAATGTGGATTACTATTTACGCATGAATCGTCGTGTTCAAAAATTGCGCCTCGAAGGTCATCTGATTTTAAAGCTTTGTTAAATTCTGCGATCGCCCTTACTGAGAAGCGGGAGGCATTCTGTAAGAAGGCAAAACCGTGCCCAAAGTGCGGAACCAAGCAAGTGCAGTTGGTTGATTGGGTACATGATGCAGAGTGGAAATGTAGGCACTGTTCCCATAAGTGGAGCGGTATTTAATAATTGAGGTAAAATGGAAATTGAAACTATTTGGAGCTTGCTACTATGTGGAGTACTAGCCGCATTTTGGTATTGGTTGTGAGAAAATATTAACTGAGGTAATGAGAAATGACAGATTCAGATTTTTTAATTGACACTTTACTGGAAGGTCAAAAACAAGATGGTCATACAGTGACTTTAACTAAAGCACAGTTTGGTGCGCTTTCTGGTGAAATTGAAAGACTACGGCTTGGTAAACCACTTGATCCAATGGAGGAGGTTTTAAAAGATTTAGGAGTTACTCCTGAATGGCGATTAGAGAATATAAAAGAAACTGCCATGTCAAGACATAATGTTAAGAAGGGTAGGAGACCGCATATCAAAAGGATTTTAGATGAGGCTTTTCTTTTATTGAAAGAAGGAGAATCACAATGAGTAGAATAGAATTAACAGATTCAGGAATGGATGCTCTAATCAAAATGGCAGAAGGCATTCCTGGTGCAGTTGTAGCTATGACAGAAATTTTAAAACACCACAATTCTATAGATCCTCAAGCGGTTATGGGAGGCATGGGTGCAATATTAATTCTCGATACTTGGGAAATCTATGGTTCTGACATCTATGTATTGTATAACGATAAGTGCAATAAAGATGTTCGTAAAATGTTGATGATAATGAGGGCAACACAATTTGGATTATTTTCTCAGACTAGATTGCAAGAAATGGCAGCAGATCAAAGGCATCAGATAAATCTAACAGAGGAAGAGTGGAGTGACTTAGATGCTCAAGTATGTGAGAAGCTTAAAGACTTTCAAAGAGCAGCCTGAGAGATGTTGTTAGTATTGGATTTTGATGAAACTTATACGCTAGATCCTGAGTTTTGGGATCTAGTAATCGACGCTGCAAAACTTAGGGGGCATAGCATCATATGTGCCACTATGCGTTATGAACATGAAGGTGCTGAGGTCATTGAAGCTTTAGCGGAAAAAGTTGAGGAAATTATATTCACTGGCCGAAAAGCTAAGCATTCGTTTGTACACGGACAGGGATATTATCCATCTGTGTGGATTGATGATTCTCCTCATTGGTTATTTAGGGATTCCTTATGAAAATACTTCTTTATGTAACCATTATGTGTTTATTTATTGTTGCCTGTGATAATTCAAAATACGAACCAGAAGCTAGGAAGTGGTCACATAAACAACGAATAGAAAAGGATGCACATGAATCTATAGTATTAGTAACTCTTTCCAATGGGTTGACGTGTGCTATACATGACCATTTCAGTACAGCTGGTACAGGGATGTCCTGTGATTGGGCAAGTTACAATAAACGTAATTAATTATGATAGAGGTAAAATCTGATTATTTTGTTATCCATGACGGAGACCCTATTGAGAACGGGTTGTATGTTGCTTATATTAATTCAGATATTCCAGGGTTGCCTTTTGCGGATAAAAAACTTCTTATGTTTGTTGATAGAACATGGAGCTATCCAGGAAGTGCTGAGAAGTTTAGAGCGCATATCTATGGATACATTGGTCCTATCCCTGCAATGCGACTTGAGGACCCAGAATGAGTAAGCAATGCAAACATACTCCCTGTCCTAAAGGTTATTTAGAGTGGCATACTTGGGCAGATAAAATGACTAGAACACATAGACAGATAAAATGTCCCGTTTGCAAGCGTTACACAATATGGGTGAAAAAGGAGATTGATGTGAACTTAGTAGACGCAAAAGTGGTTGAAATTTTGAGTGCTCCTGAATATAAATTCGGTAAATGGTTCGTGAAAGCTAAGGTCTCTGCTTATGGTAGAGAGAGTGAAACCGAGCAAATGTTTAGTAGCAAAGGTGCTGCTGATAAGTTTACCATTGGTGATACAGTGCAAATATAACGAGGTTTATTAATTATGCCTAAATGGTTAAAGTACATTTTAATAGCGCAATTTGTACCTTTTATTATATTTATTTTAGGAGTGGTAGTTCTGGTGATGATTTTGTTGTCGCCTTTCTTCGAGGACCCTCGCCGTCACGGTTGCATGGATGGTTTTCAATAATGAAACGTGAACTTAAAACATGGGAAACTAAATGTGACTATTGCCCAAAACGAGAAATTCAGCAGGCTTTTTCTTACAAATTACCACCAGGGTGGACTGTTATAGAAATACATAATTGTGGTGCAACCGGTTATATAGATTATAAGGACATGTGTCCAGAATGTACAAGTGACGCAAATTCATCCCTGCCTAAGAGATATAGATAGATATGTATTACCCTTACGATAAAGAAACTGCCAGCACAATAGATCGTGCTGCATATACGCTATGTCAGATCATTGATTATGATGCTCCTATGCGTTGGACTCGTTACCGATTTGCAGCCGAGTGTATAGCTAATAATCCTAAATTAATGGCTGACCTGCAAGAACTGAAAGAGGTAAGCAGAGATGGGTAAAGGAACAGATACTTTTCGGGGTGCAGTAATTTGTGAAAAACATGGAAAGTGGCCTTGTAGAATATGTGGGACAAAGCATTTTGATGGGTGTAGGTGTTACTGTTGTAGAGAAGAACCGTCGATTGATCCAAAATCACGAAAGATTGAGGTAAGAGTTGTTGCTGAGATTTATTTTGAAATAGAAGCAGATGATTATTTGCAGGCATTTAATGAGGCAGTTTCCAGCATACAAGTTGATCATCCAGGATACAAATATGCTGGATATAGCTAATTGAGGATAAAGATATGGGTAGAGGTATAGACGCTATTAGGGATGTGAATCCTGAACATGCTGCGGTGCTGGACGATTTAAAAGATCAGCTATTGATCGTGTTTCTTAAAAGACTGGGAAGGAAGGTGTCGATACCAGTAATGGAACTTGATGATACAGGTGGTGATATATTTTCTTTCCGTATAGATGAAAATAAGGTGTTCCATTTCGAGGTTAATAAGAAGCAATGAGTGATAAACCAAAAATATGTTTAACTACTGGTGATGCGGTTACTAATGATCATCGTGATATTAAAGAGAATGGTCAACAGAAAGGTTATGTTGTCTTATGTCCAGAGGAGCGAGCAAAGGGTTATGTTCGACCATATCGTGAAAAATATGTTCATAAAAAATGTGGAATAGTGACAATTATGGCATCATCAATTGCTGAAACATATGCTCGTGATCCAAAATTTTATAATGGGACATTTTGTTGTGGGTGTTGCACACATTTTCCACTTGATGAATTTGTTTGGGAAGGAACAAATGAAACTGTAGGTTCCTAATGATTAGTGTAAGTGGACGTGAATCAATGGTTATTGATCCAGCACAACATAGATGGACCGATTTTATTGATTTGATGACTATGCAACTTGTTAAGAATAAATATCAGTGCATTGATTGTGGAATGAAGATAGAAGCCGCAGTACCTACTTTTTGTTTTAATGGTAAGATTTATCGAAAGAAAAAGGAGTAAAGGTATGTTTAACAAGCTATTTGATAAAGCAACTGACATGGTTTCTGATTTTGTAGATGATCCAATTGGAACAACTGTTGATATAGTCACTCAGCCAATTAGGGATGGTGCTGAGGTAATAGACGGCTTGACTGAGGGCGAATTACGAGAGAAGGCCGCTCTACGTCTTGGTGCAGATATTGCTGGAGGCATGGCATTGAGTGAGCTACTTGATTGGTATACTGATTGAGAATTCTATGTATAAGATTACTTATCATGAGTACCATACTCCTGAGTTAAAACATAGGATTTGTTTTATAGCAGTAAGAGACCCTTCGGGTAGAGCTAGAAAGTTTATTGATTTACCTAAAACAAAAGTGCCGTTAGAAAGAAAATTTTGGAGATTTTTAGGAGCTGCATAATGGGGATTACACAATGCAAATAAAGAAAGGTCAGCTTTTAAATGTAAAGCATCAAAGATCTGGTAATTGGAAAGGAATTGCTACTAGGGGTTTTGACACTGACAATGAAGAATTTTATCCGATAGCGTTAGCTCAGGAGGAACCGGTTACTGGAAAAAGTACGCAGTGGATAGCCGGTGATAATATGCCGTGTCGAAACAGCCTATGTACTATTTCGGTAACTGATATTTAATGAACAGTATTCAGTGAAAAGGGCTTAGCCAAGTGGTATCGGAGGTGCTTCACGCGCCGATGCAGGCACCTTTAAAGTAAGTCCTGTTCTTGTGAGACGGGCTGTTATAGGGCGGAAACCCCTTAGAAAACTAGCATAACAGTACCAAACGACAAGAGCCCTTTTCACTGAAATTATTGGAGGTTGGTATGGCAAGTCCAATTGACACCTTAGTAGACCAAGCTTGTGGTGTTACTGAAATTGATAAGAACGACAAGCCAGAGGATATTTTATTGGTGCTTGCTGATGCTGCAAAAGCCTGGACTATTTTTCCATCTGAGGAAAATGCTCATGCACTCAGAGAGGCTACTATAGCATGGGAAGAGATAGGCGGGTAACGAGCATCGGGTGAAAGAGCAGAAGCTGCCGGTAGTCTGCCATCCCGTAACTACCGGATGCAGGTGAACAGTTAACACCTTCAAAGAAATAAACTACGCAGGTGGGTGAAAGGCCCACCACTAATATTGGAGATTAAAATGCATTCTAAAATACTTTATGGGGTAACAATGCTTGTGTTCGGTGGTGCTATAGGTGCAGATATTTTAGTTATATTAAAAGATTTAGATTATGAAAACTTCGGTCCAGGATGGTTGATGTTAGAAATATTTCTTGCTGGGTTAACAACTGCGTTACATTGTTTTAGTGATTTTTAGGGGCATTATAATGACTAAATTTAAGATTTACAGAGTTGGTGCAAGTGGCATAGCTACAGTAGAGATTGTAGAAGCGTATGATTGGCAAGCTTTGTTTTCTGGGTATCAATATTCAGGGAATCCTATTTTTAGGGCTGAGGTAGTTGGAGGTCCGGAACCTATTGAACCTATTGCACAGCAAAACGCTTAATTACATTCGAGGTATTAGTTAATGTGGAAGTGTTTCGAATGCGGTTGTGAAAATGAAGATCATTACGGTGATTGTATAGAATGTGGTAAGTTTTGGAATGAAGATCATTTAATTGCTGAGGATGAAAGCATGGTTGAGAAAGTAACATTAAATCTGACATTGAGAATTGAACACAATAAAGAACTACAATTAATGGATGTGTTAGATCAGGTGATGGAGCATTATCATGGTATCGGTGTTGGTGTAACACTTGTAAACGGGGATGAGACTAGAAGGGCACTTGATCGTTTCAACGAAAAATGGATGCCTTCGGGGTTTGGTAGCTGATGTTTGAATCTAATCATCCTACATTTTTAGGGTTGAAGATTATAAGTAGTCCTGTATTGGATGAATTTCAAGATGTACCAGTCAAAAAATTAAAACGGAAGTCCTGGATGAGTGATTCTTATTTTAAGAGAGTGCAAAAGAAGTGGGCCAAACGTTTTGGTTATAAACAAATTCGTCCGTTTTATATTGCTTCGGGTAATCTTTTTGCTCACCCTAGTACTGTGAATATTATCAAATGTGAGATAGATATTATGGATACGATTAAGTAAGGCTATTAGGAGATGATTTAGTGTCTAATTTAAATGTTAGGATGCATGGAAAAGTATCTCCACTAAAAGGGGATAAGCATTTCACAGATTTTATAACCAGTAGTCAGGATCAACTAGCAGGTGATTTGATGGCTGAGATTATTGGTGATACTTATATTGATTATCGTGAAGATTCACCAGTTGATCAATGGGCTAAGATAATGAAAGCTTTGCGAGTACATGGTTTCGTAATAGATTTTATTTCTAGGTCTAATGATGAATCGTAGCGTTGAGGGCTTTAAAAATGTAGGAAGGGCTGTAATGTCATTAGGTACATGGTTTCGTACATTCTTTTTAAGGCGTAGAGCTTTAAAGCATTATTACAAGGTTCGGCATTTACAGAATACGTATTCATGTGGAGATGCATTGATTGATGAGATTACCGGAGGTAAGTTAGGTCATCATAAAAACATGTTTAATATATTATTAGATCGGATTAGTATTATTGATCCAAATACACCTGATGAAAGATTGTGAACAGGCAGAAAAAACACCAAGTAAAGAAAAAACGTGTTGCCGTTAATTATGAAGATCAGCCGCCAGTGTGTAAAAGTTGTATATTTTATGAACATGGAATTAAAGCAAAAGGAACAACTTATCAGATGAGGTGCAGCATTAATGAATTCGGTGTTAATCCTAATGCGGTGTGTGATCTTTGGAAAAACAAGCAAGGTGAAACGATTAGGTTTTAATAGTAAAGGACTATTCGGGCGGTAGTAACGTTTCCGTATGGCAAGGTCCATCAAACCGGTGTGTTGTAAGTATCTGGTTGTCAGATATAAGACTTAATATCCGTACCTAAAACAGTCTTAGAACAGCCATTACCGGATAGTCCTTTACTCTTAAATATTTGAGGAGGTATAGGATGCTATATGGAGGGTATGACACGTTTGAACAATATCAGGCTTCTCCAGACTATAAGAAATGGAAGCGATCAGGCCACAAACCAAAAGAGGGCGAGTCAGAAGATGTACCTTGTAATCATGAAAATTGGACTTGGGAAAAACATGGGCGGGTATGTCCGTGCGGAGTATGGATAGTAGATATCGGTGATTAATTATAGTGCCAGTTTTCAAATTCAATGTAGAGAACTTCCTGTCTAAACGTGGTATCCATTACATTACGAATGGCGTTAATGTTAAGGCTGGTGAGTTAAATCTATCTTGCCCATTCTGTAATAGTGAAGGTAATCCTGATCCTAGCCATCACTTAGGAATAGATCCCAATACTGGGTTTTGGTCGTGTTGGCGTAATAGACGCCATCACGGTAGAAAGTTGCACAGACTTTTAATGAAGCTCCTGCGTATATCTTATGCAGAGGCTTGTCAGATTTTAGGTGAGCAGGTAGATTGGATCCAAGAAGGATCATTTGATGCTCTAGCGAAAGATCCCTCTAAAATCTTTTCTACAGAACAAGAATACCTGGAAGCAGAACAGAATGCAAAAGGTCTAGATTTACCTGAAGAATTTGCACCTGTAGGTAAATATAGTTCATCGAAACGTTTTATTAATTACTTGATCTATGAAAGAGGTTTTCATAAAAACCATATTTATGATTTCATAGATCAATATGATGTGCGGTGCTGCTTATCAGGTAAATGGGAAAATAGAATTATCTTACCTATACATCAAGATTTTAGATTAGTTACATGGACAGGTAGATCTATACAAAAAGAGTCTAAATTACGTTATAACACCTTTAGTCCAAGGCACGGTGCTTTGATGTCAATTAAAGATACCATCTATAACTTTGACAATCTAATGGACGCAAACGGTGAGATCTTATTCGTTACAGAAGGACCTTTCGATGCTTTAAAAGTAGATTTTTATGGTCAAGAGATAGGAGCCCGTGCTACATGTTTGTTCAGTAAAAATTTGCGTGAACCTCAAGCAATCTTAATTGAAGAATTATCTATGAATTTTAAAAAGGTTGTTCTATTGCTTGATGCTGCGGAAGTAGATACTGCTTTAAAAATGGCTTCTGCATTGGCCTTTGTTACAAATGAAGTTATACCAGGGCAAGTACCTGAAGAATATGAAGATCCGGGTGAGATGCCTCCTAAAGCAATTTATAAATTAATAGATTCACTGGTATAATTAATAACTACATAATAGGTAATCTAAATGTTTCAAACAGATAAATTCCTTTTTTTTATTTTAGGATTTATTATTGGCATGATATTTACTACCCTTATATATAAAGGAATTTAATATGGCACTCTTTGACAATGAAAAAGAGCATCCTTCTTATGGTGTAATTAGTTGGAGTAGATGCACTGGAGGAAACATAACGTTATTTGGTTCCGATGTTCGACATAACAATTTTATCAGTTTAAAAATTAGCTCTGCTATTTTTGCAAGAGATTTAGCTAGTGATTGGGTACATGAAAAGAGACACATCGTAGAGGTTTATTTGTCACCAGTTCAATTCGCAGAATTTGTATCCTCTCCTAATACTTCTCCTGTACCTTGCACTCTTAAATATACTAGGGAAGAAGGTGTAATTGAATCTGATGATTTTGAACCTAAGGTAGAAACTTTTAAAAAGGAATTCAGAGAGGATATACAAGAGATTGTTGAACGTCTTTCTAATCTGGTTATAAAAGCTAAAGAGGTAGCTGAAGCCCCTAGAGCTAAAAAATCTGAATTAAGAGAACTTCAAAATATGGTCAATCGTATAGAGGTTTCTTTAAAAAGTGACATGCCTTTTGTATACGAACAGTTTGCTAAGCAACTGTCCAAAACTGTTCTATCTGCAAAATCTGAAGTAGAGGCTTATATAGAGCACCGTATAAGAGAAGCAGGATTGCAAGCCTTAACAGATATGACTAAAGATATGCCGAAATTATTAGAAGGTGAAAAGGAGTAACTTATGGAGTGCATGATAGTAGTTGGAAATTATCTTGAAGGAGTACTGTACGTCATAGATGGAAATTTTTATTCTGACTATGATGCAGAGCAGTACCTTGAGAAGCACCCTGTGGCAGATAATCTTACTACAAAAATAGTAACCGTTAATAAAGTTTATGATTGGGAAGGGATTGATGTTTAAACCAATTTCGTTATCAATACAAGGTTTCAAAAGTTTTACTATTGAACAGAGTTTTGACTTTCCTGAGAAAGAAGGTTTTTATTTTCTTACTGGTAAAAATGTCAATGAACCAGAGTTAGAAGCTAACGGTTCTGGAAAGACCAGTATGTGGGATGCTATGGTTTGGTGTCTTTATGGTAAAACCTCCAGAAATTTGAAAGCTAGTGATGTAGGTACATGGGGCGGTAAACATAAATGTAGAGTAGAGTTATCTTTCGAATATGAAGGTACTCCGTATTTTATTAAACGGACTTGGAAGCCTAATTCATTAAAATTAGCTGCAATGGAATCTGATTTTGAAGATATAGAACAATCTAATGTAGACGATCTTATAGGATTGGATTTTGAAGCATTCCAGTATGCAGTATTGTTCTCTCAATTCAGAGATATGTTCTTTGATTTGAAGCCTGCTGAAAAAGCTACCTTATTTACAACAATTTTAAACCTTTCTGAGTGGGATGCATATAGTCATAAAGCAAAAATGCGGTTAAATGACCTTGAAGGTTGGTATCATGACTCAAAAGAGTACCTTGCTGAATTAAAAGGTAAGATTACAGTACTTGAAGATTTAGATTATGTTACTCAAATAGATGCTTGGGAAGAGAAGAGAGTGTCTAGATTAGAGGGTTTTACTGCTGCAATTCTGGATGCTAAGAAAAGTCTTAAGGAATTGGAAACAAAAGGAAAAGAGTTGCTTCAAGATACTGAAGATTCTACTCCTAAATTACAGGAATCTAAGGATATTGCGGGTGATATTGATGAAATTTTAAGTGAAATTGATGTGGAATGGCGTGAAATAATGTCGGAAAAGGGCAAAATTGACGCAAAAATCACCTATTTAGAGCGGAATTTAGCAAAATTTGATGGTTTAAAGGGTATTTGCAACGAGTGTGGTCAAGAAATAGATGAAAATCATGTAAAAAAGCACCAAAAACAGCTAAATATAGAGAAAAAAGCCCTAAAAAAGCAACATTCAGTGTTTTCAGAGGATTTAAATGATCTAGAGCATGATAAGAGCCGTGCAAAGACAGCACTAGCTGAGGAAACGTCTTATTATCGACAACTGCAAACAGACGCTAGTAATTTGAAACATAGAATGGATCTTGTGAAGCGTGATAGCAAAGGACTTCTTATACTGGTAAGAGATGCACGGCTTGACTATAGTGAATTAGAGGCTGAAGAGAATCCATATGTTTTAGAACAAGCAAAAACAAAAGAAACGGTAGAAATGCTGAAAAAGCAGGTAAAGGAACAAAAGGAAGAGGTTCTTTCGTCTGAATCTAAAATTGAAAAGGTCAAGTACTGGGTAAAAGGTTTTAAAGAGGTAAGGCTCTTCCTTATTTCAGAAGTATTAGGCCAATTAGAGTTAGAAGTGAATAATTGCCTATATCAATTGGGCTTGAGAGATTGGAAAATAGAATTTGCAGTTGATAAGGAAACTAAATCAGGAACCATAAGAAAGGGTTTTACTGTTCTTATTTATTCACCGTATAATGAAGATCCTGTAGCATGGGAAAGTTGGTCAGGAGGAGAATCCCAACGTTTACGTTTAGCTGGAACATTAGGACTATCTAACTTGATACTTGCTAGGAATGGAGTAGAATCGTACTTTGAAGTATTTGATGAGCCTAGTACTTGGTTAAGCGCAAAAGGTATAGTTGATTTACTTGAGACCTTAGATAACCGTGCTAGAGAGTTGCATAAGCAAATTTGGATTATTGATCATCGTAGTTTAGAGTACGGTGGCTTTGAAGGTGCATACTGCGTTACTAAAGATTCTTCAGGCAGCAAATTTGAAACACTTGAAGTGGATTAAAACAGGTACCTTAGTAATAGATGGTACTAGGTATATCTTCAGAGATGATACAGACAGAGAAGAAATATGGGCATGGGAGTATTATTGTTCTTCGCATAAACCTGTAACTCATAAATGGAGTAAGATGCCTAGAAAAGCTACAGACTTTTATTTTTTTGATTTAGATAACATACCACCAACTGTTAGTTGGTTTCCATTTGACTAAGGGGACAAAGATGACTAAGTCAGCTTTATCAAAAGCACTAGATGATGTCGGAGATAAAATTTTAGAGAACAAGCTTGCTCACGGATGGGAAGTTACTGGTCAAAAGGATTGGGAAGATACCCATCAAATTCCTGCGGTGTTGATGTTGATTGTTACTGAAGTATCAGAAGCCATGGAAGCATTTCGTAAGAATGATAAAGAGAATTTTGAAGAAGAGATGGCAGATATTGTAATAAGAGTGGTTGGTTTAGCACACGGCTTAGGGATAGATTTAGGAGATGCAGTACATACTAAAATGATTATAAATAAGGTTCGTAAATACCAACATGGTGGAAAACGTATTTAAATAGGGGACAAGAATTGAATGCGCAAAATTTGAATGAAAATTGCAATCACATTTGGATATCTAATAGCGGTTTAGGCGGGCATCCAGAATTTAAAAAAAATAGTCAAATGTCTAGTGAACCATTAATGCATGTTTTATGTGAAAACTGCGGAGCAAGAACATGGTTTACTGAAGATCAATGGAATAGGTTAAAAGAGTGATGATATGACTGTACAAATAAAAGTAGTGAATGAGAAGGTTAGAGAATTTGGATTTCCTGAATATGCTACATCAGGATCAGCAGGTCTTGATTTGAGAGCGTGTATAGAGAAACCAGTAACACTTTATCCTGGCGAGTGTCAATTGATACCTACTGGTATTGCTATTCATATGGAAGATAATAGTCTTGCTGCTACACTTCTTCCTAGATCAGGCTTAGGTCATAAATATGGTATCGTGTTAGGTAATCTTGTAGGTCTTATTGATTCAGACTATCAAGGTGAAGTTTTTATCTCTTGTTGGAATAGAAGTACTGGCGGTAGTAGTCCTCCGTTTACTGTTTCTCCAGGTGACAGAATAGCTCAAATGATGTTCCTTCCTGTAGTACAAGTAAATTTTGAAGAGGTTGAAGAGTTTACAAAATCAGTACGAGGAGAAGATGGGATGGGCAGTACAGGGATAAGTAGTAATGCTTAACGGTGCGGAACCTAAAGAAAAAGAACTTGGTAAATTTATTGTTCTTGAAGGCATAGACGGGCTAGGCAAAACCACCGCTGCTGAATTTGTTGTAGAAACTCTTAAAAATAAAGGTCTTGATGTTGTCCATACAAGAGAACCTGGAGGTACTCAGTTAGGAGAACAATTGCGTGACATGCTATTACACTCTACAGTACCGATAGTTGCTGAGGCTGAATTACTCTTAATGTTTGCTGCAAGGGTACAACATTTAGAGTCTGTTATTTATCCTGCATTATTAAAAGGTACTTGGGTAGTGTCTGATAGGTTTACAGATGCTTCGTATGCATACCAAGGTGGTGGTTGTGGAGTAAATAGAGAATTCATACGATTTTTAGAACACTTCGTACAAGCTCAATTTAATCCAAATATGGTATTAGTGTTAGATGCTCCTGTACATGTAGGATTGGGCAGACTAGGAGTTGAGCATGATAGATTTGAAAAAGAAGATATTGAATTTTACACCCGTGTAAGAAACACATATTTAGATCGTGCTAACGCTCTACAAACTCACCATATAATAAATGCTGAAAAGTCTATACCAGAAGTACATTCTGAATTAATGGATCATCTAGCTACAATATTTTGAGGAACACAATGTCTGATACCACAATAGATTTACCACTCCAACCTGTATCCCAAGAAGTTTACGAAAAAAAATACCAGCTACGAAATAAAGATAATGATCTTATTGATGTTAATGTAGCTGCCACTTTTCGCCGTGTTTCTAAAGCATTAGCTTCTGTAGAAATTAAAAATCAAGAAATGTGGCAGCAGAAATTTTATGAGGCTATGGTAAATGGTGCTATTCCTGCAGGACGCATTATTTCTAATTTAGGTGCAGAGGAATATAAACCTGAAGCTTCTACAATCAATTGTACTGTTTCAGGTACAATAGAAGATTCTATGGAAAGTATTCTTGAACGTATTTATGAAGCAGGGCTTACATTAAAAGCTGGATGTGGTATAGGTTACGAATTTAGTACTTTGCGACCCAAAGGAGCACTAGTAAAAGGCGTAGGAGCAACAACCTCAGGCCCTCTTCCTTTCATGGATGTGTATGACAAGCTATGTAGTACTATTTCCTCAGCAGGAGGGCGTAGAGGCGCGCAGATGGCGACATTTGATATAGGCCATCCAGATATATTGGATTTTATTAAAGCGAAAAGAGAGGATGGACGTTTTCGTCAATTCAATGTGTCTGTACTAGTTACTGATGCTTTTTTATTAGCTTTGAAAAATGATGATGACTGGCATTTCTTATTTCCTGTGCATGAAAAAGAAGCGGCTGTAACTGATAATGCTAAATTAGTTTGGATTGATTGGCACGATAAAAGTTCTAAACATACCTATAATGAAGAAGGTGAATGTCTTTGTAAGATTTACAAAACTTTGCCTGCAAGGGATGTTTGGGATGTAATAATGAAATCAGCTTATGATTATTCTGAGCCTGGTATTTTGTTAATAGATGAAATTAATTATTGGAACAACACTTGGTGGTGTGAAGAAATTAGGGCTACAAATCCTTGTGGTGAACAGCCATTGCCTCCGTACGGGGCTTGTTTACTAGGTTCTATTAACCTAACTAAATTTGTAAGAAAACCGTTTACGAAAGATGCTCTTTTTGATTATGCTCTTTTTAAGAAAACTGTAAAAGTATTTACTAGAATGCTTGACAATGTGGTTGAAAAGAATGGTCTTCCTTTAGAAGAACAGCAACAGGAAATTCTTCGTAAACGTAGGCATGGTATGGGCATCACAGGTTTAGGTTCTGCATTAACTATGTTGCAAGTAGTTTATGGTAGTGAGGAAGCAATTTTATGGACTGATAACATAATGGCTAGTCTAGCAATATCAGGTTGGGAAGAAGGTGTTGAACTAGCTAAGGAAAAAGGTTCTGCACCTATCATGGATGAATCCTTTGATGTTACAGATGAAATGTTTAAGAATGGATCTTTCGCAAATGCGGGGCATAAAGTAGGTAATAAAGTATCTGGTAAAGAATTATTTATACACAGTAATTATATTCAAAGGATAGCTAAATATTTGCCTGGATTAATTAAAGAACTGAGTAAGCATGGATGTAGATTTACACACCACACATCTATTGCTCCTACTGGTACTATCTCCTTAGCCTTATGTAACAATGTAAGTAATGGTATTGAGCCTTCTTTCTCTCAGAAATATAACCGTAATTTGACAGTAGAGGGCAAAAAGACAAGACAGCAAATGGAAGTCAATAGCTATGAACTACTAGCTTATAAAAGTTTGATTGATAATAAAGCTGATCCTGAGAAAGCTGACTTACCGCATTACTTTATAGAGGCTGATAACATTGAACCTTCCAAACATGTTGACATGCAGGCTGCTGCACAAAAATGGGTAGATTCATCTATTTCAAAGACAATCAATTTACCCACAGATATAGAGTTTGAAAATTTTAAATCTGTGTATCGTTATGGTGCTGAACAGCATTTGAAAGGGGCAACTGTGTTTAGGTACAATCCAGAAACTTTGCAAGGTATACTTGTAAAGAATGAAGAACTTGAGAATACTTTATACAAGTTCACATTAGAGGATGGATCTGAGGTAGAAGTAAAAGGTTCTGAAGATATCGAGTACGAAGGCGAAGTACATAATGCTGCCATGCTTTTCGATGCAATCAAAGAAGGTAGATACACACAAGGGTATTAATATGACAGTTAAGATCGGTGGCAAAATTGTAGGTGTAGCATTAGCTAGGTCTAAAGAAGTTTCTCCTATAAAACTTGAACGTATCCACATGCATGAAGGTATTTCTAGGCCGTATAAACTTATAGGTGCTACTTACAAGATTAAATCACCTAAAGTGGATAATGCTTTATATATTACCATTAATGACATCGTGCTTAATGAAGGTACAGAGTTTGAGCACCTCCGTCCTTTTGAACTTTTTATCAATTCAAAGAATATGGACAGTTTTCAATGGATAGTTGCTCTAACCAGGATCATTTCAGCAGTATTTCGTAAAGGTGGTGAAATTACATTTTTGATAGATGAATTGAAGTCTATCTTTGATCCTGATGGAGGGTACTTTGTACCTGGAGGTCAAGGTAAATATAGGAATTCCGTTGTTGCTGAAATAGGGGACGTTTTAGAAAGTCATTTACAAGGTCTGAATTTTTTAGATACTAAAATTGAGACTGTTGCCCACATTGACGTTCCTCATACACCAAAAGAGAAAGGTGAGATTTGTCCTGCGTGTAATTCTCCTACATTTATACGCAAGGAAGGTTGTAAAACCTGTATTAATTGTGGTTATAGTAGTTGCGGATGATCTCTTTCACTCTCTTTCTGTAGTACTGCAAGTCCTCCTTGTAGTTTTACTGCTTTGGATATATATTTCATATAATAAAGATTGAAAAAGGTGAAGTATTTATGTCCTCTCAAGATAAGTTTGCTGGTCAAGCTGTCAGTGCTTTTGAACGTACCTACAGTGCATTATTTAATCAAGCACATACTGAAGTAACTAGATTAGAGCGTGTAAATCACGCTATGGGTATGTTAGAGCAAACTCTATTGGATCCTGAACGTATCGCAGATATGGATGCCTCCCAACAGATAGCTTTGGCTGAGTTGTTAACGCGGACATCAAACTCAACAATTCGTAATCTTGTAAGTTTCAGCGATTTATTTATGAACATTCGCAGTGTGGTGGGGTTACTTGATGGAGTACAAAAATTTACGGGTCCCGCGCTTTCACAAGGAGTGGACGACTTCCCTCAACTTCCGAATACTTTTGACAATGGAGGAGATGACTAATCTGACGCATGGAACACCTGTTGATATAGAGAGGTTTTATATTAGAACTTGGTCAATTGTTCATGCATATGCAAGGTTGTCATTAAAAGAGGAAGAATTAGAGGATTTTGTTTCAGACGTTACTGAATGGTTAATATTTCAACGTAAGATCTATGAATTACCCCATAACGGTTCTGTATTTTGGTTCTATTATATAAAGAAGGTAGTAGATGGTTGGTTAGCAGAAATAGAACGCAACCCAATAGATGCTAG